ATGGCTGTAGTAAAGACACGCATAAAACTGGTAGATGTGGCTCGGCAGCTCTTCGCCAAGAACGGGCTGGAGAACACCACGATGAACGACATTGCTCAGGCATCGGGCAAGGGTCGGCGCACGCTTTATACCTATTTCAAGAACAAAGAGGAAATCTACTGGGCCGTCATCGAGGGTGAATTGGAACGCATCAACGAGAAGATGAACGATGTTGCGCGGCAGCAGATGGAGCCTGAGGACAAGCTTGTGGAGGTCATCTACACGCACCTGAACATGATAAAGGAAGCTGTGCAGCGCAACGGCAACCTTCGTGCCGAGTTCTTCCGCAACATCATCATGGTGGAGAAGGTTCGCAAGAACTTCGACCGCAGCGAGCAACGTCTGTTTGCGGCCATCATGGCTGAGGGTGTGCAGCGGGGACGTTTCGAGATAGACAGCATACCGCTCTGCTCGGACATCATGCACTATTGTGTCAAGGGGCTGGAGATACCTTATATATATGGCCGACTGGCTGACGGGATGCCGCAGGGCATGAGCCGTGGCATCGTGCAAAAGCTTATCCACAAAGCCCTGAGCCGTCAGGACAGACATATTAGCCAATACCTTTGAGAATGAAGAATTAAGAGTGAAGAATGAAGAATTTGCTACCGCATAGGAAGGGAAAAGGTAAAAGTGAAGAGTGATAAATTTGCTACCGCACTGATGAATTGCTCGATGGCTAAAACGTAAATAATATAGTAAATTGTAAATAGTTAAATCGTAAATATAAAGAATTTGCTACCGCACTGAAAGGGAAAAGGTAAAAGTGAAGAGTGATTAATTTGCTGCCGCACTGATAGATTGCTCAATAGCTAAAACGTAAATAAATAGTAAATCGTAAATAGTTAAATCGTAAATATAGGATGGGATTATTAGAAGGAAAGACCGCACTCATCACGGGTGCAGCAAGGGGCATCGGTAAGGCGATTGCCCTGAAGTTCGCCGCAGAAGGCGCAAACATAGCATTTACTGACTTGGTGCTCAACGACGAGATGGCTGCAGGACTGGAAGCTACTCGCAAGGAGATAGAGGCAGTTGGCGTCACGTGTCGGGCATATGCTGGCAACGCTGCCGACTTCGCAGCAACAGAAGAGGTTGTGAAGCAGATAAAGGAAGACTTCGGCACGATAGACATCCTTGTCAACAACGCAGGCATCACGAAGGACGGTCTCATGCTCCGCATGACCGAGCAGCAATGGGATGCCGTCATCAATGTCAACCTGAAGAGCACCTTCAACTTCACCCATGCTTGTGTGCCTGTCATGATGCGTCAGCGTGGTGGCAGCATCATCAATATGGCAAGCGTGGTAGGCGTTCATGGCAATGCCGGTCAAGCCAACTATGCTGCTTCCAAGGCTGGCATGATAGCCCTTGCCAAGAGTATTGCACAGGAAATGGGACCGAAGGGCATACGTGCCAATGCCATTGCTCCAGGCTTCATCGAGACAGCAATGACAGCACAGCTTAGCGAGGAAATCCGCGAGGAGTGGAAGAAGAAGATACCCCTGCGTCGCGGCGGTCAGGTGGAGGACATTGCCAACGTAGCAACCTTCCTCGCCAGCGACATGAGTAGTTATGTAAGCGGCCAGGTCATCCAAGTGGATGGTGGCATGAACATGTAAAGGCTATTTACAATTCTACAATGTACAATGTACAATTGATGTACAATTTGAATCATGTACAATTTGATGGTGGGACGATTCCGCCTTCTCGTCAAGGGACAAATTGTATATAAATTGTACGTTGTAAATGGGCGCAGCCATGTAAATTGTACATTATGAGAATTCTCTACGAGGACAACCATCAAAATTTCTGCAAGTCGTTGTGTGACAGGAAACCTGCTGTTTCACAGCGACTTGCATCGTTGAGTGATATATACCTGTACGTCGTTATCTATTGTCGGAGTATTGTCGGAAGCATAAAATTGAATAATCCGAGCCGTTTTGTTGTCGGAAAATTGTCGGAAAAATGAAACTGAAAGTTACCATATTGCCTGCAAAGGTTCTCACGGACGGAACACACCGCCTGCGGATTGCCATGTCACATCGTGGGCAAACCAGGTACTTCATGACACGCTTCGTCGTTCCCTCTCCAAAGAACGTGTCTGGCGGTCAAGTAATCGGTGTCCCAAATGCCAACTACATGAACCAGCGGCTGCTCCAGAAGATGACAGAGATTTACAAAGTGTATGACCAACTTGAGGACGCGGACTATTACAGCTGCTCACAACTCCTTGCAATCATCGAAGATAAACTGAAGGGCGGGGAACCCAAAACACTCTTTGCCATCATTGAAGAGTTCGGCAACAACAAGAAGCATGGAGTATCTGCTGGAACCATGCGCATCTTCAGCTTTGCAGTCAAGAAGTTCCACGAGTTCTTCAAGCCCGACTTCTTCCTAAAACACCTTGACGCAAAAATGCTCTATTCTTTCCGTGACTACATGACCAACAGCGGACAGAACAATTCCACACAGAGCATATACTTCCAGATGTTGCGCGAAGTCGTGAACTATGCAATCAAGCACAAGTATGTGGAATATGAAAGAAGCCCCTTTGCAGATTTTGAGGAACCGAAGCCACTCTCTCGAAACGTGGCCGTCTCGATAGAAGAGCTTCGCACCATCCGAGACAAGGAGTTTACAGGAAAGCACGCTGCGCACATGTCCTTCGTGCGTGACCTCTTCATGCTCTCGTTCTATATGTGTGGCATGAATCTCATCGACTTGCTCCGCATGGACTACTCTGGCGAATACGTCCATTTCCTGCGCAAGAAAACAGAGAACCGCCGTCCTGACGAAGCATCTACTGAATTTACGATACAGCCGGAGGCCCGTGCCATCCTTGACCGCATCTATAAGGACGGTCAGTTTGTGTTCAATGGAAAGCCAAAGACAAGGACTGGCTACAATTCTATGGTCTGCAGATTCATCCCGGACATCGCAAAAGAATGTGGAATCAAAAGGCGCTTCATCTTTTATTCTGCACGAAAGACCTTTGCCCAGCTTTCTAACGAACTGATGATAAAAGACAGCATCGTCGAGTATTGCATCGGCGACGCTGTTTCCAATGACCGTAGGGTTATCGGCTCGTATATCCGTGTGAATAAAAGAATGGCTGACTACGCTGTGCGGAAGGTCTTTGATGCCTTTGCCTCCAAGAAGTCCATGGACGAACTTCTGAAAGACTTGGGCATTTGATTTTACTTTTCAGACGTATTCACCTGCTCCGTTCCACTATTGACAATTTCCGCTGGTCCTGTAGCAAGAACCGTTCCGTCATCTTGAACCAAAGGCCATTCCTTCGGGTGAGAGTCAATAACCTTTGCCATATAATCTAATGTATCATTCACAGCCGCCATCTTCTCGAGGCTCTTCTGAGTAGGTTTTTGTGTTCCTTTTGGATAGTGCCATCTGATCACGTTGATTGTGTTTCCTTGCAGCACATTCTCTACACATGAGTAATCGTCTGCTTCACCTGTCTTTTCACACCAGCCTTCCCATTTCGTGCGGCTTCCGTCGTTGTTTGGCACAGCAGACACCGCACGGACATAGACAGCCTCTATAATGCGGTTGTTCTCTGCCACCGCATTGCATGGGATAGATACAAATACGCTTACAGGAAATGTGCTGTACTCTCGTTCACACATCGGCAAATCATCGCCACATTCTATCCACGGCATTCCGTTGATATAGTCCATGTGAATAGTTATCTTTTCTTCATTCATAGCGCAAAGATACGTTTTTATGTTGAATATGTGATAATCTCATTCCTTTTTATGTTTCTTCTGGCTCATTGTCGCTGATTTCGTACCTTTTACTCGGGTCTCTGTCCTCTGTCCTGCATTTCAAATAGCTATTGTACTGTTCCTCGCTATCGCATTCTACACCATCGCAATAGTCGTATGGTGAGTACCGTTCCATCTGGTAACGTATTTCGTTTATCTCGGACCTTTTGCGCTTTCCATATTTACACAAGTGGATTACGCCGCCCTCATCCCATTCTTCCGTGAAGAACCATTTATATCTTCTTGACATGGCCGTAATGTTTATAAGTCCAAATCATAGCTCTCTTCTCTGAGGGCCAGCATGACCTCCTTCGGCAGTTCAAAGCATCCGTCATAGTCAATCACCGTGCAGCCGTCCAAGACATAGCCCCCACTGGTGTACGTATCTTCGTCGTCGCCCTTCTGGTACTCCCATGTCTGCTCCGACGGCGTGATACCAACCCACACGTCGTTATCAAAATAGGTGTTGTGTATGGCACCCTCGATATTCCTGCTTGTAATACTCATGGCTGACTCCTTCCTGGTTAGTACATCTTCTGAACGAGCATCCTGTTTCCCCATTCGTTGACGTATGAGAACACTCTTTCCGACGGTTCACATGCCAGTGTCACCCTTGACTTCTTTCTCTCATAGTAGGCATTGGCTTCGTCCTCTGTCTTGAAGTTCTTGCGCTCACGCTTCATTGTGCGCTCGTTGAAAATCAAGATTGTCTTCGGGGTGTTGGGCTTGAACTTGACTTCCACATATCCGATACCGTTCACATAGTAGTACTTGCCGTCCATAACGATAATGTCAGACACCGACAGGCTATGACCTTTGTAGTCCTCCGGCTTCCTTCCGACGTTGAGCTTTACGAAAATGGCATCCAGTGTCTCGGCTGTGTTTTCGGCTTCTTCGATGTCGCCTTCATAGACTTTCTTGTACATGTCGAGAGTCAGAGTGATACCCATTTTCTTGACCAGCTCGTAGCTGCTGAACATGATGTAACGTGCATTGTCCGTTTCTTCGTTCACCTGTAAGACTGAATAGTGCTTCATAATTGCTTGAGTTTTGAATAGTGAATACTTATCTTATTTGCTACTACAAAGGTACACATTTATTATCAAATATACAAATTTATAGGCATGTTTTTTCAAAGAATTTTCAAATAATTTAGGGGGCTGCACACCCCCAAAATTACTTATCCACTATCTCCTGTAGCGACGATATGATGTCATCCAAATCACTTGCTGCACTATCCAGCTCGTCGATGTTCTCACTCATTGTCTGGCCTCGTTCGCTTTCCTGTAGGCTCTCTGGCATACAGTCTAACATTTCCTGCTCTTCGTCGCGGACGCTCTCGATTTCCATTTTCTGCACTTCCAGCTTTCCGATGATGTCTTCCAGCCATTTCCTTCTTGCCTTGTTCATAATGATGTGCTTTTAGTTGTTCCACGCTTTTTCAATTCTCTGCTCCATCCAGGCGATTAGGGCCTCACCGTCTTTAAGGGCTTTCTGTGGCACCTTGACTTTTCTGGAGCACTCTCCTATGATGCGGACATAATCACCGATGAAGTGAAGCTCCACAACCTTCTCTTTTGCCAGCTTGCTAATACGTCCACACTCGGGTATGATTCTTCCCTGTACCAGTGGTGCTACAACTGCATCCACTCTTATTGTTAAGTTCTGCATTGTTTCTGATATTGTGGGCGGCTGGTTAGACCGCCCATGACCTTGTTATGCGACTTTCAGATACTTCTTGATGTCACAGATGATAGAGTATAATCTTCTGTCAACGATAACCCCTCTGAGGTCTGTCATCCAGTAGGGAACTACTCTCTCTTTGGTGTCTGTGATTTCACCCACAACCTTCATCTGCCTTTTGCTCAAAACTTCACAGGCTGGCTTGTCGTATTCCTCACTGCTGTAATAGCGGTTGAGAATGTCATACAGCTTTTCACGCTTCGCTGCCTCTGCTGCCTGGGCCTTGGCTTCTGCTTTGGCTCTTTCAACACGGCTCTTGTTCATCTTAACCCACATCTGGCAGAAATCGTCCTTGTTAAGGTCGCTGTTCAGATACACTTCATTGACGGCTTCAAACTCTTCTACTGAAACTGTCATCTGGACTCTCGTCTGAAATTCTTGCTGTGTCATTGTCTTAAAGTTTTGAATGTTGTTTCTTATCTTATTTTCTATTACAAAGGTACTGCAAAATTATCAAATATGCAAATAATTACGGAGTTTTTTTACAAAAAAACGAGAAAAAAAAATCACCCACTACCAGCATGGGTAATGGGTGACCGACTGGAACTTTCAGCTATGGCCTACTCGTTTTCTTGTTCTTCCGGACTTTCTTCGGTTTCCTCCTGCTCTGAAGCTGGCTCCTTGCCGTTGAGCGTGTCGATTTCCTTCTGAATCCTTGTGCGCTGGCTCTCGTACTTCTTGGAAACCTCGCCCTTTATCTCTTCCTCTTCTGAAGCAAATGCCTCTGCCATGAGAGCGTTCAGCAGTCCTTGAAGGTCGTGGGAGAAGCATACGCTCTTTTCACCCAGAACGGACTTGATGAACTCGCGCTTAATGGCGTTGCGGTTGGCCTCAATGATTTGTGCGGACTTCTCGAACCAGTCTTCCGTGTTCTGCCACTCCAGCCCGAGCGACTTCTTGAAGTCCTGTGACAGCCTTTTCAGCAGAATTGCATGGAAGATACGCTGCTCTTCTCCAGACAGTGCAGTGTTCTTGCTTGAATAGTTGGACGATTCCACCACGCTGCGCTTCTTCTCTACAAGCTCTTCCGTCTCTCGCTCGTTGGTCTTTAGAATGGCATCCTTGAGCCTTGTAATCTGCTCGTGCTTGCTGTCGCTCTCTGCCACATCGTTCCTGGTCTCTGCATCTTCTGGGATAGAATAGGCGTACTTGAACTCTCCACTAAGCTTGCCGTCATAGCAAATCTCGTACACCTTCACTACGCATCCGTCCTCGATGTTGCTGTCAAAGATGGCCTTGACGTGGCGGTATGCCTGCATACGCTTCTCATAGAACTCTTCATCGGAGAATGAAGCACGGTCTGGCTCCTTTGGGCAAATGACGTAACTGCGGTTTGTCATGTCGGTCAGCTTGAGGCCATAGGCTTCTGCTGCCTGCACAATGGCATCGTCCTTGCTCCCTTGATACACAATGGGAATGTCAAGTGCCTTTGCCGTGCGGAAAATGTACTCTTGAACCTTCTGCTTGAAGCATACGGCGTTCATGCAGCGAGGACGAGCACTGTCCTTGTAGCTCTCTGGCTTGTTCTTGGTGTTGAACGGACATCCCTCACAGTCCTTGCCACAAGCAAAGGAACTGTCGGCCAGCGAGAACTGAGCGGTGTCGAAGAAGTTCATGACGTGCTCATCAATCATTTCATGCAGGATTTCAAGCTTGAGTATCTTCTGCGTCCAACGTGCAATGCATGCCTCGCTGAAGCAGTTCTCATAGAGTACCTTCTGCTGGTCCTGTGTGAGCTTGCAGATTTCCAACAGGTGTACGAGGTACAGCGTTCCGTTCCGCATCAGAGCCTCAAACTCTGGGATGATGTTGTTCAACTGAATACGGCTGGTGACGAAACTTGATGACTTGCCAAGCATCTTTGCTATCTCGGCAATCTTCATGGTGCCGTCCGTGTAGAGCTTGGAGAAGGCTGCTGCCTCTTCCATTGGGTCAACGTCCTTGCGCTGAAGGTTCTCGATAATCATGGCTGCAAATGCCTGTTTGTCGTCAAGCTCACGAACCACACACGGTATTTCTTCCATACCAGCAATGGTGACTGCTCTGTAGCGACGTTCTCCACAGACGATTTCAAACTTGTGGTCGCTGCCCTTGGGAAGCTTGCGCACTGTGATAGGCTGGATTAAGCCGTTCTCCTTGATGTTCTCGGCCAGTTCGTTGAGTGATTCCTGGTCGAATGTCTTACGAGGGTTAAGGTTACTCGGACAGATGTCTGTCAATGGGATGTTTCTTACTTGCATAGGTTTTGAAAATTTAATGTGAATAACTTATTACTGATTCTGATTGTTACTTATACAGCCCAAGCCAGTTCCTGCTTTGGCTTCTTCTTCCAACTGTTGAAAACGTAGTCGTTGATGAAGTTCTCATAGGAGAAGGTCTTGACATCATCAAAGTCAGTTGGAATGTAGTCAATGGCATCTTCTTCAAAACGCGCTGGCATGATGAGACTCTTCATCTGGTCACTGATAACCACCGTTGCAAATTCCGGCCCCTTGTTGTAGAACTTCACGTTCTTTGGGTCGCCTACGGTCGTGATTGTGCTTAACAGGTGGAAGAGGACTTGCACGTTGTAGCCGACACCGTTTATAACCACCTTGTCATGCTGTGTCGCTGACAACTGCTTCAAATGGTAGGCACACGCATTCTTTAGCTGAATGACATCCAGAGTGAACTCCTGGCCTCTGTTCTCCTTGCAGGGGAACACGCTGTCAACTTTCGGGTAAACACCCATAATCTCTTCTCCCTCTACGGACATCGTTTTGCCGTCCAGCTCCTTGCTGCCCTCATTGAAGATGACCAACAGCCTTCCGTCTGTTGCATACATTCTTTCCTGCTCGAAGTGAACACCGTTCATAATTTTTCGTGTCTCATCTTTTGAGCACACATTGGCGAATAACGCCTTGATAACTTTTTTGTTCATGTGAATAATTGATTTATGTTAAACATTATGCTACTGCGTACATTCTTCTGCACTCTGCTTCTTCGCGCTCCTGCTGCTCACACTTGCGGTAGAAGTCGTAGTGCTCGATATAGCTTTCGATACTCTCATGCTGGTAATAGAGCATTTTGTAATTCTCCCTTGCCCTTTCGAGTGCAAGGGCGTTTTCCTTACTTGGATTCTCGGCAAATGTTACCTCACTTCCCTGCAGCTCCAGTTCTGCAACCCGAACTTGCTCCTTCATTACGATAGCTTGCTTTTTGATGCTTCCTAAAGTTCTCATGTCTTGATAGTTTTGAATGTGTTACTTATCTTATTTGCTACTACAAAGGTACGCAAAACTTATCAAATACGCAAATTTTTAGGGCAAAAAGTTCATCAAAAATCAAAGTTTTTTCATCATTTTTTGAGCCGCAGCTTTACCTTCATATCCTCTTGGACTGCCATCTGAAAATTCCTCATCAGCACAAGAAGTCCCTGCTGGAGCTTTTCGTCTGTTTTGACAATTTCGAGGACGGCCTTCGTATATGGGAAGATTTCCGGCGAACACCTCTTGACGCAGAGAATAGAGGAATTTAACAGCCTCGTAAATTCCTCATATTCCTGCTGCCAAACGGCTTCTTGCATGTTCACAATCTTAGCCATTTACCGTGTCGTTTAGACGGTCATAGCGTGCCTTGTGCGAACACGTCCACGGAACGGACGCTGCAATACCATGTTGTAGGCGTGTTGCAACCTGTGAGCTGACAGGCCCTGCATGATGCTGTCGAACTTCTGTTCCTCGTTTCGGAACTTCTTTTCGTTCTGGAAGTATGTCGTGAGGCCATTGATGAACCACATGCCAGTACCACGCACTCCGTATTCCTGGCCGACGCCGCTTTCCATGGTTTCCTTGACCTTATCCACGAGGTTCCTGCCAACGGCTGTAATGTCTTGATGATGCAAGTCGCCTGTCTGCTGGTACACCTCCAAGTTCTTGTCGGAAAGCATCACCTCGGCAATGATGTCATCGAGCGTCTTCTGTGAGAGCTTCGTGTTCTTCAACAGCTCAAAGCTCTGCTCCAAAGAGTTCTTGTAGATGTTGTACATGTTCATGGCCCTAAACGCAAATTCCGCGTTCTCCTTGTTCGCAAGGTCGAGACGGCTCATGATGTTGGAAGAGTGACGCAGCGACAATTTCCCTTCGTTGTGGTCCATCGCGTAGTTGAGAGTGTTGTTGCAAACCACCCTCGTTGGCGTTACGAGGCAGTTCACGGCTCCAGTTCCGTCATGGGACGTGGTGAATACCACATACATTTCTACGCGGTCATCCGTCTTGTTGTCAAGGATGATTTGCTCGGGGAACTTCGCAGTAATGAATACTCGCTCACCGTTCCCAAGCACTCCTGCAGTCTCAATGACTGGCGTGTGCTCGTTTCCCATTTCGCCAGAGCAAAGCGTGTCAATGAAGCGGAAAGCGTCTGCGTTCTGCACTACGCCATAGCTGTCAGATACGACACCAAGCGACTTCTCGCTATCCATGCGCATCGTTGCCTTTCGGCTGGGGATGATTTGACTCATCAACAAGTCACTGCTAATGCTCTCCCCGGCTTCGATGGCTTTCATGATGTCTGGGGTAAGTGCCGCAATCGGCTGAAGCTGTACGTTGTAGTCAGCGTGTGACAGTTCCAACGCTTGTTCTACGGTCATAGGGCCGTCAAATACTTGACCAAGGCGGTGCCATGCACGTTCTTGTCTTCCGTTCTCTACATAACTGGCTACGTTGCCGTTCATTTCAATGTTATGTGCCATAATATAAAATGTATTAGTGCCTGCTGGTTAGACAGACGTTACCTTTATTTTACCATTTCTGTTCCACATACTACCACGTCGCCTACTGCGACCTGTCGAATACCTGCCATAGCGAAAATCAAGCTCGCGTTGCGATTGAATGGAAGTCCCTTGAGCTTGCCCTCTTCATTCAGCACCATTATCTGTGTGCTGCTGATTTGGATGATTTCAATGTAACCGCCTACGGCTTTCTGGAGTTCTTCAAGCGTGAAGTCCGTTCCATTTTGGGGTGCATAGTCTATGCTCGTCCCATCTGTTTTAATGATTGAAGGTCTCATGTTTTGAATGTTATATCTTATCTTATTTGCTACCACAAAGGTACGACAAAATTATCAAATATACAAATTTTTTCACCTGTTTTTTGTGGAAAAAATAAGAAAAACCCTCACCCGAAAAGTCGGGCAAGGGCAAGTAACTTTTAGAGTCGGCATTATCTTCCTGTCATCTTCGGTACTTCGTAAATACCCAGTATGCGAGGACTGCCGCAAGGACAAGACAAGCAAGCCCCAACAGCACCCATGACAGGTATTGCAACTGCTTGGTTTCAGTCGCAGACGCATCCTTTTGTGTGGTGTTCTTGTATGCACTCTCCGCAGACTCTTCCTTATTGGCAGATGTTTGTACCGTAGTTGTGGTTTCCTTCTTTTCTTCGGTGTCGCTTTGGTCTTCGGTGTCCTTCTCTGTCTTTTTCTTGTTGTGAGTGATTGTAGTTTGGTTCTCGGTCATTAGGACAGGGGAAACGCCATTGCTGTCAACCTTGCTGGTGTCGTACCATGTGGTTTCCCGAATGGTTATGGTTTCCGTGTCGTCACTGGTCTGTTCAGTCGTTGTCGTGACCGTTGTGACGGATGACTCCGAAGAGGTGTTTTCTGTAGCCTGGCCTTGCTCGACGGTGGAAGATACCACGTTCAAGGTCTGGTCTGTGTCCTCCTTGACTGTCTTCTTCATGCTCCCGCAAGATGCAAGGAGCAAAAGACAAAGCAACAATTTTACTACTTTCATGCGATAACTTTTTTAGCGTTTGACAAATACTGCTTGCGTTGAGTGAAGCCGTTGAGTCCTCCATTCACGCGCTTTGTTACGGCCCTTACATCGTCCTTGTCGGCAAGGGCAAGGCATCCAGATACCTTGAAGAACCAGCAAGCGGTCATCACGGCATAGTAGGGTGTCGCAACTACTTCGGGGTGTTCCAGCACGTCTGTCTCGCCCTCGAAGTTCTGTTGTAGATATTCATTGAAACGTCTGTAGTTCGCGGTTCCTGTGAGCTGGATAAGCCCACGGCCTTTGTACTTCTGCCCATCACCGTCTGCCTCTGGAGTGTTACCAAGAGCAGCTGCCAACCTTCCCGTATCGTAAGCCTTGCCGCTTGCAATCTCCTGGCTATAACGAAGCTGTCCGCTTTCATGTGCTATTTGGGCTAAGAAATGGCACACCCTCAATCTCGTGTTAATTCCGAACTTGTGCATAAGTTCATTGAGAAGCGGAAGGTACATGTCAATGTTCTTCGATAGGGCATTGGGCATGATTGCTTTCAACTGCTGTTTCGTAATCATAAATGGTGATGTTTTTGTTATTCCTTCGGATAGCTTAATTGCTCTTCTGTGATGTTATTCAGGCACTCCAGATATTCCCTTGCCTCGGACTTAGCCCAAGACAGATTGTGATAGCTGAAGTTGCCGCACTCCTTCTGTGTGGAGCCTGGCACCTCACCCTCATAGTCTGCGATATAGGCCATTAGCTGCTTCACGCTCTGAACCAACTGCCTGCTGTCCCATTCGCCGATAAGGATAAGGTTGAAGCCTGTGCAACACCCCATAGGGCTAAAACAGATGATGTCCTTGCCTAACGTGGTTTCGTTACGCAAGAACGTCGCTCCCATGTGCTCAATCGTATGCATAGCTTCTGGGCACAACATAGAGTAATTCGGTCTCTTCATCCGAATGTCAATAGTCGTAATGATGTCGCCGTGAGGCGTAACATCCTTGCGAGACACATAGATGCCTGGCTGCATCTTCGTGTGGTCAACTTTGAAACTATCTATCTTCATACGATTAGTATTTTAAGCGATATAACAGTTGGCTTCTATAGTTAAGGCCATTCGCCCAAAGGTGTACCGAAAAGTGCGTAGGTCTCTCCTGTCACAGCATCGACACAGACCATTCCCTCTTTCGGGTTGCCAAAGATGTATAGTGCATTGGTCTGGTCCTTCCAAACAGGTTTTCGTAGCACACAATACTTGCTGGCTGGCTTTGGGCAGTTCGCCTTCATTAGTTTGTCGTACGCATCTTTGAATGTCAGACTGATCGGCTCATCGTTAATTGGATTATTTTCAAGATAGAAGCCGTCCATTTTCTGGTAAACAGTGCCGTCTTTGTTGGTCGTCGCGTAGAACACATGCACATCGTACCCCTTGTCTTTATTTGTTATTTTCTGGAATACATCGCGCACCTGTACTATCTCTCCAGTGCTGGAAGCGTCATTCAGATAGTCCTTGAAAATGACCTCACACTCAAACCAAACATAGTCGCCACCTTCGTTGACGAACATCCACTGACGGTCTGTGCTGATGACATGTTCTGCTACCAGTGAGCCTCCCTGTGCCTCTGCCGGAACTACGACGAAATCACCGAGCACAGCCTTTGCTACTGTCAGCTCGGTATTGACGGTTTCCTTCTTCTCTTCCTGCTTCTTGGACTTGGGGATGCAGGATGTCAGCCCCAGAGTAATGCTAAAAATGAGTAGCATACTCATAAGAATTGATTTCTTCATGTCTTTTTTGATTTTGAATTTTGAAATTGGTTTCTTTTGATGGTTTTTGTGCCAACTGCTATATCGCTATATTTTCAGTGATTCCTTGATGTATGGAACGGAACCGAGGGCTTCCCAAGTGAACAGGCCGACACCATAAGTAACCCCCTCGATGGTCTTATTGATGCAAGTACACTTCCGTCCTACATGACCGTAGGCCGCTGTTTCCTCATACATCGGCTGTCGGAGTGAAAGCTGGTACTCTATGGCCTTCGGCCTCAAGTCAAACATGGAACGGATTGCCTCTGCAATTTCAGAATCGCTCTTGCCTATCTTTCCAGTTCCGAAGGTCTGCACGTTTACACTCACTGGCTCTGCCACACCGATTGCATAGCTCAACTGCACAAGCATTTCCTTTGCCACTCCAGCAGCTACCATGTTCTTTGCTATGTAACGAGCCATATATGCTGCAGAACGGTCAACCTTGCTGGGGTCTTTCCCAGAGAAGGCACCGCCGCCGTGTGCGCCCTTGCCGCCGTAGGTATCGACGATTATCTTGCGCCCTGTCAGTCCCGTATCTCCGTGCGGGCCTCCGATAACGAACTTCCCTGTAGGATTGACAAGTATCTTCGTTTCTGTGTCAAACAGCCCAAGGATATAGTCGTTATTGATACGCTCTTTCACTCTCTGAAGCAGATAGTTCTTCACATCGTATTCTATGATGTCGTGCATTTCGACATCTGCATCTTCCTGGCTCTTCGCTTCGTTTGGCTGAATGAAGTCGTCGTGCTGTGTGGAAACTACAATCGTATCGATGTGGACTGGCTTGCCGTTCTCGTCGTACTCAACCGTCACTTGGCTCTTGGCATCGGGGCGCAGGTACTTCATGGCAGTATTGGCCTTTCGTATCGCTGCAAGCTCCTGTACTATGAGATTTGCCAGATAGATAGGCAGCGGCATATACTCTTCCGTTTCGTCCGTGGCATAGCCGAACATCATGCCCTGGTCGCCTGCACCTTGATTCATTTCTTCCTTGCGCTCTACGCCCCTGCTTATGTCAGCACTTTGTTCGTGAAGCAAGTTAATGATTCCGCAGCTCTCGTTGTCAAACTTCAATTCCGGCTTGTCGTAGCCGATACGCTTAATTGTCTCACGGACTACTGCTGAAACATCTACATTTGCTGCGGACTTGATTTCTCCGGCCACAATGACCTGCCTTGTCGTTACCAACGTCTCACAAGCCACTTTCGATGTCTGGTCTTTCGCTATGTATGCGTCAAGGATTGCATCGGATATCTGGTCTGCAACCTTGTCGGGATGCCCTTCGGACACCGCTTCTGATGTGAATAAACTGTGTTTAGGATTCATAAACTATCTTCTGATTCTTTTTTGTTTTCCTTTAGGTCGCTGAGGTCAACATCCCAGTGTCTTTCTGTCTTGTCAATCATTATCTTCTGAAGGATTCTCCAGAAGCGACTTTCTTCCTCCGAGTCTCTGCATGAGCTTTCATTTTCTGCCATACTCCATAGCTGTTCAAACGCGATAACTCCAGCCACAATATAGCTCAATGGTATTGAGACATGAACGAATATCCAGCGTTCTACAATGTATGCGAGAATGATAAGCCAGAGACGTTTTGGTATGGTTACCTTGATAACCTTTCCAAATGCAAAACTCGTGAACTTCGCTTCTTGTCGTTTGACCTTGTCTGGGTATCGCGCCTTTACCCTCTTGTCAAGTTGGTACGCCGTCCAAGCGTCACTAACAATCAAAATCACTACGACTACTATCAGCGGGAATGTAGGCTTGAACTCACCGACAAACCAGCCGACGAAACCACCTAAAATTCCCCAAATAAATTTCCAGTTCACAAAGTTTTCCATATCTTTTTTCACAAAGGTACGCAGATTCCGCAACCTCTTTGCACTGATACGTCAAACTTTTAGTGAACTGGAAAGTGCAGAGAATTTACTGATGTTTGGCCTTCTTTTCCCACTCTTCACGATACATGGCACGAATATCGTCCGCGTGTCGCAGGTCTTCCATCAGTTTTCCCTTTAGGTCTGAACACACGTTCTTTTGGGCTTCTATCGCCTCGTTCTTGCATGTTAGGATTGTATGGATGCACTCTGCAATAATGCTTCGTGTTCCCCAGCCACCAAAGAAAGCGTCGTGATTGGGATTGATAATCGTATTTCCGCAGTAAGACGAGAATACATCATCATCAACCGTATATAGTCCGTGTTGCTCGTCACCGATAATCATCAACACATCTGGAGCCTCCTTATAGACTATACACATGTGACCACATCCCTTCCAGCTTTCCAACTTGTGGAAAAGGCAGTCATTGAACACTCCGTATTCTGCAAGTATGTTTTCCAGAGCGTCATTGCTATACGAATCTTCACCCCTTGCATCGAAGTCGAACTTGATTTGAACACCGTCCTCACCGCCAAAGATATACGTCAAGAATGAGTGCATGACTGGCTCACTCATATTCAGCATATTCTCCAAAACGGTATCTACGTCCAGCTTGCTGAAGAAATCCCTTGCGAAACGGAACTCCACTTCGTTTTTCCAATCCCCAAGACAAAGCAGGTCCTCAAAGTCATTGACTGGCCCATACACTTGTGCCTCTGACTTATCTCCGTTCCGATAGGTGTTCTCGTATATTTCCCACGTTGACTTTAGAACCTTCTGACGGTACTCCAGCATCTTTTGTAGACGCTTCTCGTATTGCTCAAATTCCTTCTTGCTGTCCTCTGAAGCGTCCTTCTTTCCGTTTTCATGCTCTCCCATATAGAGGGTAAGCTGCTCACTCCTGCGCTTCATTTCCATTTCGGCCATCAGCAAGCGAATCTTGTCAGACAGTTCACGGCTTGGGATGCCTGTCTCTTTGTCGAGGTCAAACTGAAAAAACAGCTCTTGTGTAATGGCCTTGCATTTGTACTCTCTGGCCAGATTTGAAAACTTCTTCAATGACCTGTGCGTTTGGTAGTACTTCACTACCGCACACAGATAGTTGAAGAAACGGTCTAAATTCTTTGCATTCATACTTTGACTTGTTTAGTTTATTGGTTTAATACTATTTCGCCTGTTCCTGTGTGGCCGATTCCACCCCCTCGGTCGTAGCCGTCGAGTTTTTCAGCCTCGTAGAATTTCTTCACATGGACTACACGATAGAACGTCATTTGCGCGATTCGCGTTCCTGCAGGAATGGAGAAAGCAACGTCATTGTTCTTCAAGATGACATTCACGCAATCCTTGTAGCCTGGGTCTATCTTCCCGACAATAACATCTGCATCGAAACGCATGTTTCCACTTTTCGTTTCTCTCCATGGCAACCAGCCCCACTTCAACACCCATTTCTTCCTTGAACCGATACCCTCCATTCCCTTTGCAGAGAAACCACTGCGCGGCTCTATCTTTGCCTCGATACCTTTTGGCAGTTCAATGGCGAAATTCAGAGGGACAAGAACACGGCTCTTTGCAGGGACAAACACTTGATGCGGAACATACAAATCGTACCCGATGCTGTCACGCTTTGCGACTTCCGGCTTTTTGTACTTCCCTAACGGCTTGATACGGATAAACCAAAGTTGGTCTGTCCGTATCGTCTTTTCTTTCTTTGCTGCTTTTTTCATGGTCATTTTATAATCATTTCCTTTGGAATGAACAAAAAGTCAGCATACAATTCCGCAAATTGCCGTCCTGCGTACTCCGCTCTTTCGCGGTCTCTGAAGGCGAGACGAGCGCCGTAGTACGTATACGAGCCCGAAGAACCGTAGTACGCGACCGCATACACGCAGCCGCCGCACGGATACGCACTGTAGGGCGCACGGCCAACCACACGCCTCTTCTCATCTTCATCCATAGCTTCAATCTCTTCTTTTGTGTATAAGACAAACCAAGGGTAGTACCTACGTTCACCAACAGTGAATTTCGGGAACTCATTGAGTGTCGTTTCGGAAAGTCCATTGATTGCAGCTGCGACAACTCGAAGCTTCATGTATGCTACTACATCTGGGCCAAGATATGACATTGTGCGCTCGTCAATGGGGAAAGTTATACCTGTTGCCTGCAACGCATCCCCAAAGGTACGGATGGCCTCGTATGGCTTGCTGTCCTCGATAACCATTTCCTCTTCATTCCAGCGTTTGTTTGCGTTTGCCAACTCACGGAGCAAGGCTTCTTTCTCTTCACTGGTCGCAGGACGCATTTCGTCCGCATTCCAGTATTCTTCCTCTGCTTCATACTTTCCCTCATCATTGATGTGTGCGAAACAGCAAATCTTGTCCTTTCCGTCTGCGTAGAAGCTGGCGAAGATTCCGATAAATGGTTTCTCGGATGAATCGTCCTTGAAAGCCACAAAGTCACCCTCCTTTGCCTCATACTGGACTGTTACTCCACACTCTTTCATCAGTTCTCCCAATTTCTGGGAAAACTCTTCTTCCCTATTCTCTGGGACGTTCAATGTTAATTTTTTCATAATCTTTCGTTTTTATTGTCTATTATTATTATTTCATTTTCACCCCTTCGACTGATATAGGCAAAGATGTCCTTTCTCTCTACAGAACGTGACTTCACCTTGCGGCCAACACGTTTGGCATATTCCTCGCACCACTCTTTGTCTGTAGTCCATGATATGCCGTTGTCTGGCTCTCTATCATAGGCACGGTACACCATTATTGGGAACTCCATTTCATCCAGCGTCTTTGCATCCTCAACCGTCATAAACCAGCTTTTGCAAGGACGGCTCGACTTGAAGAACGGCAGGAACTCATGGACGTTATCCGTTTTTCCTGCTGTCACCCAAACCGTCCGAAGCAGTTCCCAATATATGGGATTCGGCAGAAGATGAGACTTTCGGAAAAAGATGTCCTTGACTTTCTCGTAGTCGCCTTCCACGTCAGCAGCATTGATAATCTGCCTTACAATCCTGTCAACTCTCTCCTGCATTTTAGGAGAGAGTGACGGGATGCGCCTTGTGAAGTCGCTGTGCTTGTTGTAAGCCAGTGAGCGGCTGTCTGTACGTCTTATGCTTGGCTCAAGAACAATCATTCAGCAGCAGCTTCTTTTTGTCGGTTCTTACTCCAGCTATCACAATCACCGTGGCCGACGAGATTGTTGTTTGATGCGTAGCACGTATCTTTACAGATAAACGACAAAGGAACTATTGCAAATGTCGTGCTTCCCTTTCCGAAGAAATAAACCTTTTCCCCGAACCAATAGCCATATCCGAATTGAATATGAAACACTTTGATAGGACGGTACTTTTTCATGTCTTTGCTGTTTAATACTTTCCACACACCTTGTCATAAATGGCATGACAAAGCTCAATGTCGTAGCTGGCATCATGCAGCTTCTCGGCATCGATGACCACACCCAGCTCCTTTGCCACGGTCGCCTGCTTGAAGTCGGCCATAGTCTTTCGCTTTTCTGCCAAAGCTGGCGTAGCCAAAACCATGCAGTCAAAGCTATTTGACCAGAAGTAGGAGCCGAAATACTGATTACCGTTGTCGGCGAAGAACTGGCGGAAGAACTGATTGTCGAAATGCGAGTTGTTGTAGCCGACCAGGAAGAACTTGTCGCTCTTGTCATACTTGCTCACATACTTGTCAAGCATAGACACCAGCTTAACATACACCTCCCTCATTGCAGGATAGGCCAAAAGCTGCTCCTTCGTGACCTTGCCAACCTCCAGTGCCTTCTCATCGTACACGGCACCTTCCTTCGGACGTACCTTGAAATCAAAAGTTTCGCGGACTACACCATTGATGATAATCTTACCGCTAATCTGATGGACTCCGTGCTTGACGGCATCGGTTCCAGTCGTTTCTAAATCGAATAATAATAACTTCATAGTCTCTTGTTTTATAAATGATAATTATGTCTGCATACTACTTTTTTTCTGCCTCTTTATCAAGCCTCTCCTTTGCTTGTTTTAGGGCTACTTTTCTGATACTTCTTCTTATGATGTCGTGTAGAATGTCCCTCACAACTCTTGGCTGTGTCGATGTCTTGTTCTGAAGCTTTGGCATTTCGCTAAGAACGAAATCCTTGCTCAACTTGCCTTCATCATAAAGCCTATGCAGGGGATTCGCTTTCAACTTCCCTTTTGCAACAGCTTTTGCAGTAATAATCTTGTTCTTGATGTCTTGGAGCACTTCTACCAATGCTGGCTCAAATTCTTCTTTGGTCAGCTTCAATTTGTTTTTCTCATCCATATTCTATTTGTCTTTTGGTTTAACGTCATAGATGTTTCCTGTCACATGCAGCCCCTCTATGTTGGATTTCCAGAGTGGGAAATGCCCAAGCTTGTTGTGGATTACGAAACCTGCATCTATCCACTCTATCGTACTTCCGTCTGAAAGCATGTCGCCCTCATAGATTTCAGTTCCCTTCTCGTCGGAGATTCCTGTGAACTGCCCGACCGTTTCCGGCTTCACTTCGTAGTCATCCCAGCTCTTTCCTGTCGCAAACTCATCTGGGCAGACAAAATGCGCTCCCCTGTTCTGAAGATAGAAGCCATACAGCCACGTCTTGTTTTTAGCATTGAAGCCTCGATACTGAATTTTTCTCATTGATTGTTTCTTTTATTGATATAACCTTCTTTGATTAGTCTCTTGACCATATCAAATACACTCTCGAAAATCGTTCCTGGTTTCCCTTCCACGTTATACTTTTCTTTGACTCTCTCCCCACAGAACTCCGCACGAGCTGTACGATAATTCGAGATAAACACTGTTCCAGACGGCAGGAACTCCAGCAAAGCCTCCAATGACCACGCAGGATATAACTCAAACATGTGCGGATATCCGTCTCTTTTCCTGTATTCGTTGACCTCATCCACACTCTTCTTTGCGTCCGTGTATCTTTCCGCAGAACATTCCCCGTTCTCATAACGTGAACCGTCAGCAGTATTTGGGTCTATCCCGAGTGCAATAAGTTCCTGTGACTGGCTTATCGTCGTATATCTCTGTGTCATTGCCTTGCTGCTTTTCGTTCTACAAGATGCGGGCTTTCAAGGATGTTTCCAATAACCGTACATTTGCTTATGACATCCTTTGAAATAAGGTGAATGGAATTGCGCTTGAAATACCACATGCCAAACTCTTCTTCCCAAGCAATTTCACTTATAACCGTCTTGCCTTTGTAAAGGAAGCCAACGATGTCACCTTCATAGACTTCTTTTCCGTTCTTGTCATACATGCCAGTGAATTGCCCGATGCTCTGCTTGTCGCACTCTATCGGCCATTGTCTGTCCTTGCCTTCAATCCAGATAAATGTCGCTCCTTTATCTTCGTACAGGTGGCCCATAAACCACCTGTTAGGCTTTGCCGTCTCGCGGCCTCTGAACTTAATCTTTCTCATACCCATTCTTTTCTTCTTTGAACTCCTTATAGACGATGCAGAACAAAACAAATGTAAACAGGGTGAAAATGCCGTTTACGACAATATGCGAGAGGGTTGGTTTCGGCTCATACCTGACGAGCTGCAACACTAATACTGCTATCAGACTTCCGACAGCACAGAAGAACATTAGCCCACAAATAATGAGCTGGGTAAAGTTGAGGAACAAATCACCTCGATAGGAATTTCTCTTCATTGTTACAAGTTTTGAAGTATTTTATCTTATTTGCTACTGCAAAGGTACGGAAAAATTATCAAATACACAAACTTTTGCGCACAAAGTTTATCAAATACACAAAAATAAATCGGACGACCCATCGCAGGCAGTCCGATTCTGGTTATTCACATATAATTCTTTGCACAAAGCGAAAGAATTTTCTTCTCTACCAAATACAGTATATCAGCAAGTCGAAGATGCAAGCCAGCTCTATCCAAAACTTATAGTTCCTTCCCTTGACCGCAATCAGAAGGACGGCCATAGGCAACCATACGAAAAGCAACACTGGCTTGTTTAGTGCAAGCATGATTTGGCTGCATATCCCGAAGAACAAAGCACCGCCAAGATGCACTCTCTCGTCACAGTTCTTGCCCAATGGTGCAGCACCCACAAACAACATCCCAGCAATCGTGAGGAAAGCAAGGCATTTCGTGTTCTCGCTGCACTGGTCTATCATCTGCATTATCGTGAGGAACCCGACCGAAAACATAACCGCCGTGAATATGGCTTCATGCGGCAACTTGAAAACGGTCTGCGAGATACTGCCTGGTATTCCGTATCGATAGACATACCAGCCGAGGTACGCGCTCATTATGACTGTCGCGATAATCGTCCCTATCATTGTATCACGTTCTCCAGCAGGGCATCATAGTCGATGGCATCCTTCTCTACCCAGCCCTCGTTAAGCGTTACGTTTACGAAGCCAATGGCCTTTGTGAAGAAGTCCGTGAACTCTGCCATGTCCTCAAAGGTATGGTACACTGGCCTTCCTTCGGCATCCTCTCCCAGCTTGAACTTTACAGGCAACGTCTGGCCCTGCGTCTGTACGGCAAGGTCGTATGCAGCCTTGAAGTTGAACTGGTTTTCAGTGGAAAGGTAAACATGCTTCTCGTTCCACACGAAGCCAGTCAGAATCTTCTCGTCCGTCTGTGCGTTCACCGTTTCCTCGATGTCGGCTTTCAGTTCCTCAACCGTAGGCAGATAACGGTACTTCCTGCGGTAGTTGTAACCCCTGTCACCCTCTTGGCCGTAGCCAAAGATGATTTCGTACTTGTTTCGCCCTATCTTATAGAGCCCGTCCTGTCGTGCTTCTGCACCGTAAATTTTTTCAAGTTTCATATTTCTGTTATTTTAAGTGAAGATATATCTTACCTTTCCATTGCCGAAGCTCTCCGTCTTGATATTGGTGCCGAATGGAATTTGCTTCATATCCTTCAACCGCTGCAGATACCATAGCTGCTGCTTGTCGGATGTGAAGTACTTTGCCGGAGTGCCGTCATCATACTGGAACGAGACAAGCGTCCGCTCTCCGTTTGCCGTAGATACGTTCTCTTCAAAGTCAGTAATGACGATGTGCATGTTCGTCAGTTCATGCAGCTTCACCGTCCGGCCAGCAAAATGTTTCTTCCCATCTTCTGCCACATATCTTAAACCAAGATTCTTGAACTCTTCCATGTTCTTTCCTGTTAGTTTCTTGTATAGGTTCTTGCAGTCACCCCACTTCGCCATGCCCTTGAATGAGCCGATAATCTTCTGTCTGCGCTTACGGCTCTTTACCCGTGCCAGCTTACGTGCGGCTTTCTGCTTTGTTCTCTTTCTTAATCTGGAGTGGTCGCCAAAGTCGATGTACCCCAGAAAGTCGTTACCCTCCGTTGTAGGCTTTACAGCCTCGTTGGGCTTTATTTCAAGGCCAAGGCTCTCCACTTCCTCGTGAATGATGTCGCGGACATGCCACAGCCATTTCTTGCTTGCACCGTACACACGAATGTCATCACAGTAGATATAGAGGTATCTCACGCCCTCCTTCTCCTTCAACCTGTGTCCCATGTGTGACAGAAGCATATTGCCGAAACATTGCGATGACCGCAAACCGATAGAGAGACCTTTCGGCATTAGCCGTATGAAACTCTCCAGTATCGGAAGCACCACTGGGTCTTTGATGTACTGCTTGACAAGGCTTACTACCAGGTCCTGATTGACGCTTTCGTAGAACTTCCGTATGTCGCACATATAGAAGTACCTTGTTCCTTCCCTGTCATGGCGCACATCGGTTCTCATCTTTCTGTAGAGCCTGTGCATACCACGTCCCTTGATGCTTGCTGCAGATGTCTTGATGATAGTCGGGTAAATGAACTTCTCCACAACCCTCATCACGGCATTGCACCCTATCCTGTCTGTCACACTCGGAGATTGTATCAGCCTTTTCTTTGGCCCGTCCTGCACCCAGAACTGCTCGTAGTGTGTAATGCGAAAAGAGCCGGAGCCTATTTTGGCAGTCAGTCTCGATATGATTTTCTCTCTCTGAGCCTCATAGCGCTCCCGACGCTCTTCCTCTTCCAAGCCACCTACCACTTCATCAAAGGCATCTTCCATGTTCCGCCTGTCGATGATAAGTGGTATTATGTGGCCGTATCTTTTACTCATAAAGAATTTTCCTTCAGTCCGCAACCGTTAAGACTTTCAGCCAGTTTCCTGTTTACTCACCTATCATAGGTTGCACCCTTTGATGTTCCCGCTTTCCAAACCGTTACTGATTGTCACGGTTTGCTGTTGCCGAGGCTCGGACTTTTCGGCCATTGTCATCGTCTATCCCGTAAACGTACACCATAGAGCCGATTCTGTTTGATTGCGAGACGAGCGCCGTTGTTCGTATTCGAGTTCGAAGAATCGTTGTTCGCGTTCGCATACACGCAGCCGCCGTTCGGATTCGCATTGTTGTTCGCACGGCCAACCACACGCCTTGAAAGTCCTCTACCTTTTTTCAGTCCGTTTCCGCTTCTCCGTTTCCGTTTCTGCTTCCGCTTCCTGTTATTCCGTTTTGGTGGCGGGGGTAGGGGCTTCAACCCCTACCCACGTTCCCGTTTCACGCTTCTTCCTCTGCATCTGGGTCAATCTCGCTTTCGTTGGCGAACTCTCCGCTGAAGGCGAGACGAGCGCCGTAGCTCGCATTCGAGTTCGAAGAATCGTTGTTCGCGTACGCATACACGCAGCCGCCGTACGGACCCGCAAAGCTGCTCGCACGGCCAACCACACGCCCACCACTATGAGTGTACCAGAAACCAGCAGCGTAGCAGGTGCTATATACACTGCTGTCGGAGTTGAGACTGCTCGGTATGATGTCGCAGTAACGGCCATGCTTCAACCTTGCGATGTCATAACCACCGCTAGAGAAGAGACCTTGCACGACACGCTCTGTTTGTGTGTGTGGGTCGTAGATGTGCCACTTCGCGTTAGTTGTTCCAGATGCAGGACGGTGTGCTTTCTTCCAATCCTCAAAGTTGGAAATGTTTACACCTACATAGTCCATAAACTCCCAGTTACATGCTACCCAGGCTTCAAGTCCCCAAATCTTGTTTATTGTATGGAGAAGCCTCTGTGAATCGCGCTTGCCGAGAGAGTCTAACTGACCTGTCTGATAGCCTGCTGAAACACCTTGTCCGTACACAGCCTGGTCGTCACGGTCTCCACACCAGCAACGAGACAGAATAGCGATAATCTTGTTCTGCTCATAGCTGACATCATGGTAGCCCCTACCACGCAGGTAACAAAGATTGTAGAAGTCCTGTCCCGTGTAGTTGAGCGTTGACAAAACAAGGGCTGTCGGCTCACCGTCTGCATCGTACTGCCAATCTGGGTTTGTGGTAGAAGTACCAGTGCCTCGCTTGGTAGTCTTTCTTGACAGAGAGCGTATGCTGCCGTCTATTTCATCAATACTTGCTCCGTAGATACCAATCAGTTCAGACTTGTGCTCTACCCAGCCTGGCTCGATGGCCTCGATGTCGTCACTATCCACGGCGAAAACAGGATAATCTTCGTCCGAAAGTTCGCGAATACATGTGAAGTACAGCCATTTCGCATTTTCTGGCACATTGCGGAAGATATACCCAGCATTGACGTACTCTTGCTGTCCGTTCCTCAAAATAGTCTCTCCGAAGTCGTGAGGACTGCTTTCAGAACCAGCAATCGCAAGAACATCCTTCTGGATGACCTCTCCATCTGCATTTACGAATACAGAGCCGTAAACTGCACTGTTCATACCCACATACCTTACCTGCTTCATGCCTTCCACGTCCATTCTGTATGTGGCGCATGAATTAAGCTGGGCAAGGTGGTCTTCTGAAGAGAATGTATCACCAATGGCGATATTTTCCATCAGCAAGCCCTTGTGGTCAGAGAACATGATGTCTGACAACGCAGATTGACGCTTGTTCGTCCATGTGTTTGCTGGCATGTCCTTCAATGAAGAAAGAAGAGTGTGCTTCTCTTGGTTCTTGTAGTCATTGATACCCTTATACCAGAAATGAGGAATATACATGAAGCAATCATAGCCTTCGCCCAATGGGTCGTTGCTATCAAACGTCGTGCCGTCCGGGAACTGCCTGTAGCTCGTCTCTGAAATCTTGGTGAGCGTCATCTTGTTCGTCTGCTTGTTGAACTGGCCCTTAACAGGAACACTCTTCTCACGAATCTTCACGATGTGACCAGATGCAACATACGCATTTCCGTAGTCGTAACCAGTTAGGTTGTCAAGGTTCGTGATGTTCTCGCTGTCCGTCTCTGCATCGTTCTCCTTGTAGTCAGAGTAAGGGCTTTCGATAACGGTCAAACCGCACTTATCACGGAAGAACTGCTGTATTTGACTGAATGTATATGTGGTGCCACTTATGGTAACACTTTCAACGTAGTCAATGAGCGTTACAGTAGAACCGCCGAATTGAGGCCAGTTATTATATGTACCGTCTGCATCAAGTCCATGGTAAGTCAATCCGCTGTAGTCGTTTGGCGTTGCTGGGTTCCAACCTTCCATGAATGGAGTCAGTATGCTTGAATGTACACGTCCGCTTATGCCCTCGATGCGGATGTTACGAGCATTAGCGCAAGTTGTAAGCAACGTCTGCCATGACAGGCCAGGACATGCAGCGAAATTGAGACCTGTGATAGCCGTCCATGTGTCATCTTCCATTGTCAGACCTGCAGATGTCAACAATGGCAGATTCCTCAATGTCAGTGTGCGCAGCGTCTTTGGAAGTGCCAGTGTTGTAATAGGTGCACCTTCTGGCAAATTGAGAGTCGTCAGTCCCGTTCCTGTCAACAAGGCAGTTTGCAAACGTGTATGCAACTCCAGACCCAGCGTGTTCGCTGTTCCGTTATTGATACCTGCCTGCCCTGTAAGGTCGATGTACTGAAGCTTTGCCGTGTTGCCGAGTGTCAGAATACCACCATATACAGAGCGTGTGTTTCGGATGACAAGTTTCGTCATCATCACGCAAGCTGAAAGGTTCATTTCCGTTGTCAGCAAGTTTCCGCACATTTCTGTGAGGTCAAGCTCTGCCATACGGCTTGCACCGCAAACATAGGTCTGGATAGAACCGCCATTGATTGCGGCAGTGAATGACAGCGTGCAGATACCTCCCTGTTCTGTACGAATTGGCAACTGAAGCCATGTACCGCCACCAGTATTCAAGAAGTAGCCGAAATAGTAGAGGTCTGCACTCTTGATTGTCAGCGTATTCTCTGCGTCATTTGCCGAACGGTTCACACGCAAGGAAATACGGTCACCGCTGTAGTTACCAGCCGTGTACTTTGCGTCAAGCAACTGTGCACGGTCAGTTAAGAACTGGGTACGGTGTGCCTCACGGTTTCCTGTCAGTGTGTACGGATAGTACTTCGTAGAATTGAACATCGTATCGATGTACTTCAGCTTTTGAGAGTAGTTATACTGACGTTCCGACCAGTTGCCCATCATAATCTCGTTGAACTCCTGGAGCATTGTTTGTGTCGTCAGGCGTGAGCGGAGATTACGAGCACAGACAGCCAAACGGTTGTAGATGTTATTGGTCTCTGAATTTCCGTACTCGATGTTTGCCAGCAACAGACACCAAAGCCATGAGTCGTGTCCCTCAAAAGCAAACTTTGAGCGTTCCGTGTCATAGGTGTCACGGGTTACGCTGTAAAGGTACACCATGAAGGCATCGTTACGGATAGACATTGCCGTATCTCCGTCGTAGTATGTCGGGTACCACTTTAGACCGTCCCATGTACGCCACAAAATGTTCTTCGCACGCTGGTCCACAGAAGCCCAATACTCGGTAAAGAGATAGTAGGTGCAGAGGTAGTCTATATCGAAATACTCCGATACATGCTCACGGAAGTAAGCACTGTACCACTTTGCCTTGTCTGCCGCACTCCAGCCGTTAGCATCGCCGTACTCTGGATTGCTCATGTTCACGTCGCTCTCCTTGACGCAGTGGTAGATAAACGACATGAGACGACGGATAGCGTTCTTCTGCAGGTCACTTGCAAGGTGACAATCTGCTGGCTTGTCTTGTGAATTGATTTCAGCCTGCGTCCAGAAGGTATCTTCTGGGTAGTTGAACTCAAATGCACTTCCAAAGGTGTTGGCCAGCAAGTCCTCCAGTGCGCTGTTTTCTTCTGTCGTACCTCCAAAGCTGGTGATTGTATTACCAATGGTGATATCCGGCCTGCTCTGTCCTGCACTCTGGAAAAGCGTTAAGGCGTAACGGTTCTCCAGTGCTTCCAAAGCAATAGGACAAGTCGGCTCGAAATCGCTAACTCCCTCCATGCCAAAGATAGTGCCAGACTTCGATTTCTCGTTATTGAGAACGAACTGACCAAAATACTTGAATGGGCCAGCCTCACTCTCTGCACAATAGACATCGCAAGGAATACCGTCGATGGCCTGACGCACACGCGCATCATGCTCCATTGGCGGTGTCATAAGGCCAAGGTTCTTCATCACGTCATTAAACAAGTGCGCACCACCTGTATTCATAACCAAAGAAGAATCCACGAAGTCAGTCTTTGCACAGAGGACGTTCTGCGGCAAGCTGTTTCCGCTGCCACGGAGGTTGTAGCCCTTGAAGTTCGACGTATGCCCTTCGCCGTCATCATAGACCATTTTCTTCGTTGTCGGATTGTAGTTGTAGGTCTTTCCACCCGTACTGATGCTTGCTGGCTTTTCTGCCGTATGGAAGTTAGTCTTGGCAAGGTATATACGGATATTCTTGTATGGGTAGTTCACGGATGAAGTACCCTGTATTCTGATGTTCACATGACGTGCCTCGAATCCGTCACCAATCTTGTTGCCGTTTAAGTCTGTTGGTGGGTCCCAGCAGATGTAGTCAGCATGGAAGTCATCTTTCTTGCCTACAGAATCCTCAAACAATTCTTCCATGCCATTGTTGTTACTGCCAGTCTTGTTGTTCACACTCTTCACGAATGTCAACACGCCGCGTCCCTTTGAAGCAGCGAGTAGCTTTGCCTTGCTTATGGTCGGAAGGTTGTTGCTGTCTGTACCGCCTACATCATTATTGTCATGAGCAAGCTGCATTTCAGAGCCAGTATGCAGTGTGGCAATCCAGTTCGCAAGAACTTGGTCACGGTCAAGGGCAAATCTGTAGTATCGGATTGTTCGGATAGCCACATCTGCCTTGTCGCTGTCGAAGATAAGTGGCTGTGCTGTGAGTTGCCTCATGGCATATGTGATACCATTTGTGTAACGGTTCACACGGCTCAACACACCATTGATATAGAGCAAGCCCAGGCCATAGCCATTACTGATAGGCTCTACAACAAAGGTAAGGTGCAGCCACTTGTCTTCTGCAATGTTCATTTCTGCACCGTAGGGACGTATCACATAGAGGTCTTGGGCGTTCTTTGAACTTACAGATTCACCTACATAATACGTCTTTCCGCTCTGTGCCGTAGTATCGGCTGTCAGCCTCCAAACATTATCGCTTATCTTTTCATAGTAGCCCTCACTGCTGATGTCGCTGCCAACAGTAGTAGAAGCCTCGCTGAAACGCAAGTAGTGGCCTTCTGCATCCATCACCTTTTCTGTAGTGTGGATTTCCTCGGGGTCGCCAAAAAGCAGAGAAGCCTTCTCGGTCGTAATCTTTATACCGCGTGGGTAGATTGAATCGTCGTTCGGATCTGGAACACCAGTGCCGTTAAGGAAGAGACAGTGCATGATTGCAGCACCACGCTCCATTATCTGGCTTACCTTCAATTCAATCTCCAGCGTCATACCTGTCTGTAGCAGGCCCTCGTTGTCATCGGTATAGTCGGCGAATGGCTTAATGTCAACAATAGCCTTTGCACCGTTGGTAAGCAACAGGGTATTGTCAATCCAGCCATTGGCACTGTAGTTCAGTCCCGAAAGTTCCGTTATGCCTCCCCACTGGTCACGGTCCTCTTGGCTATTTGACTTTCCTATAGCGGTCAGTTCTTCCTTGAACTGGTCTGTCACAGTTTCGTTCACGGTTCCTGTAGCTACGACTGCCACATTAGCTGATAGCACGAGAGAACCCAGCTTCACTGTCAGCACATGATTACCGCTGGAATCGAAACGCTGTCTTAATCTTTGCTCTGTACGCCCAACGGTGATAGTCTGCACTGTCACATTGTCAAGCTTCACCTCGACAGAGTTGTTGACAGACGAACTGCTCCATGCTGCCAGTGGAATGTCTATCTCGTCAAACTGCTTCACATGTAATGGGAATCCTTCACCACCATAGGCATAAGGCAGAGGCATGGTATTCGCAAGGTCAGAGACATCTACATCATCCGACGTACATACAAGCAGCAATCCGAGGTAAGATGCTGTTCCCTGTGCCTTACGGAAATCTATGCTAACAATGTCGCTCTTCAGCCCCGTTCCGTCGATTGCCAGAAGTTGCAGGTTGTTACGCCCTGCCGCCATATCTTCCAGGTCTATTGTGATACGTCCTGTAGAACTACCACTTATACTACTTGTCTGATAGAGTTCACCATTGAGCCAAGCCCTCAATGTTGTGCCATCTGGAACACTGAAATTATACGGAACGGTAATACTGCCAGTCACACCACTGTTTGTTGCCAAACCTGTAGCCGGACTGTAGCTGCTGGAAAGTGACAGCATTTCCATTTCCACAGTCAGACGCTTTGTCGCCGTCTTTTGCTCTCCCTCGATGTCTGCTGTGGCGGTAATGATTATCGTCACCGTGCCTCTTGTTGTGATAAGGGAGCCGTCTATGGTGAATGTTCCGCTTGTGCCTGGTCTTACTCCAACCTGCATAGCTTCACTGCCAAGATTAAGCTCCGTCGTTCCGTTATCACCAGCAAGCATAGCGGCAATGGCAACCGTGGCATTGTATGACATGCTTCCCTCGCTTTGGTTGGAAAGACAGTCATAAAGCCAGCTTATGCTTATGTCGCTTCCGACTTTCAGACGTGCGCCAGTCAAACGGCTTGCCGTTATCACGGGATAGATGACTTCTCCGACATCTTGAGCTGCGGGAATATCCACATCAAAAACGACATCGTTCTGCTCATTCAGAAATTCGAGTGTCACTTCCGAGCCGTCACCACTGACATTTCCAAGACGTGCCGACACTGGTATCTGACTTTCTACAGCATTGAACTTCTGCACTACCTTTCCGGCCTGTGCTGCTTTTGTGCTGTTTGTCTGATTCATCTGCGAGTCAACTTCTGGAATGGTCAGCATGACGTTACCGCTGGCATTTGGAGTTTCTGCTACTCCGCTGCCGTTTAACTCGATGCCATTTAACTTTGAGTCATGCTCTCGCAGCTTTCCCTTAATGAAATTCTGCACAGACTCACCACTAAACGGCTTGTTACCATTGTTCTCGTCCCTTTCCCAATCCGCATCAAGATTGGGGATAGGTTCATAACTGTACTTGTTACTTCTTGCCATAATTATTACTATATTTGGTTACTCTTCATCGTCTATTACCTTGTAGTCGCAGCCTTCGACAAGTTCCCCTGCAAGAACAAGTGCATCAAATTCGGACTGCGTAAGCACTACCTCCGTATGATTGAAAGCAGCTATTGCAGCATCTACCCTTTGCTCGTTCTGTGATATGGCCTGCTCCATAGCCTGCTGCCTGTCTGCTTCGTCGCTGACTCTCTGTAGTTCTGCAGCAGCTCGTGCCTGCTCTGCTTCATCACGTCTCGTTTCTTGGGCAACGCGGATTTGCTCTGCCTCCTTATACACAAGGTCGCTCTGAAGCCTTGCCTGCTCTGCGCGGACTCTCGCCGTTTCCTGCAACTGGCGTTCATTTTCAGACGCATCCCTTCTCTGCTCTTGCTGGCGACGGACGGTTTCTTGGTGAACACGGTCGGTCTCGTTCTCCACACGTTCAAGCTCTGCCGCAACTCGACTACTTTCGGCGGCAACCCTTTCGTTCTCTGATTCGGTGTGCCATTCTTCCAGCCTGTTCAGTCTTGCAGTGTTGCTTGTCACCTCTTGAACTGCGGCGTTGGTCCTTATCTCCCTGTCCGCTTCTGCTGCATCGTAAAGGTCTTGACGTGTCCGCTCTGACCGCTCGAATGTTTCGGTTCTCGCAAGCTGGCTCTCATTGAAAGTCTGTTCCCTCTGGGCTTCAGAACGCTGGAACTGCAGGTTACGGCTGTTCTCTACGCGAGAGTATTCAGCATCACGACCAGCCTCCGCATTTTCATAGTTCGTCCTGTTCTGCGAGACAAATTCCTGTATTTCGAGATTGCGCTGTGCCTCTCCCTCAGTAACGGCTTGATTCCTGCTTGCCTCACCTTCATTGACAATACGGTTACGCTCTGCTTCACCTTCGGTAACAGCAGTGTTTCGGCGTTGCTCCCCAAGCTCTACGGTTTCATTCCTATGGAACTCCCCTTCTGCAATAGCCTGGTTACGCTGGGCCTCACCTTCCCTTACCAGCGTTTCACGTTCTGTCTCGGCAGCTTGGCGCAAAGCTTCGGATTCAACCCTTTCCTGTTCTGAATTGTTTCGGTTGGTTTCAGCTTCGGAACGTCCTTGTTCTGCTTCCACTCTTCCGGCTTCTGCCTCTACACGACCTTCCTCTGCTTCTACGCGACCTTCTTCTGCACTGACACGCCCCTGCTCTGTTTCCTGTATGGCGGAAAGCCCTTCAAACAGCTCTTCGGTTCTCGCCAGCACTTGCGCGGCCTGTTGCGAAGATTCCACACTCAACTCTGTAGAGTTAAGCACAAGCTCGAAGTCATGCACCCACTTCTCTTCGCTGCCTTCGTAACCATGATTGACAGCGATTTCATAGGCAGACAAACCGTGTATGCCGACATCTACGTTGCCAGCATCAAGCGGCGTGTCCCCTGCCATATAGTCGGGTATCTGACACGTTTTCTCTACCAACTGGAAAGCACAGCAGTTGTCCGTTATGCCTTGATGCTCCTTGCCTTCGTTCTCAACCAGCATAAGACCATAGACACCTGTATGCTTCTGGTCATTATGAGAGAAAGTAAAAGCAATGATGTGGGCCTCCCTGCCAAACACCTTTATGCGCTTCTTGTTCCCCATGGGGTCAACGACATAAAGGTTAAGGTCTCGGCCATCAAGTAGCTGTTCCTCGCCATTGGTGAGAATCGGCCACTTGATTTGAATATCATTGCCTATCCTGTATGTCCTGATGTTCTTTTTCATATTGTGTACAGTCATTATGTCCCATTGTTCCAGCCATCGGTATTACTCCAAGGCATATCGTTTCTCCAGTAACCACTCCCGAAGCATGAATGTATGAGTTCCCACACAAGAACAGCAACGCCGTTGATGACACGATAAATCGCCTTGAGCGGCGTGGCCTTCACGATATTTGTCAGCGGGTCTATCGTGGCCTTGAACCTTGCTATGACCTCTCTCGCGGTTCCGTTCTTGACAATATACTCCATAGGCTTCCGTGTTTAACCGTTCTTCCAGCCCTCATCGTTTATCCAAGGCTTGTCATTCCTCCAGCAACCACTACCAAAGCAAGAACGGACAGCCTGCCAGAGAAGGCGCGTACCCTTCCACAGCTCGGATAATGCTTTCCCATTGTGGTAAAGCCCGATAGTTTCCTTTCCGTTCCTATACAGCATAACTTAGTCCTCCTCGTCCTCGTAAGTTGCGTAGAAAGCAAGTTCATCAACATGGCCGGACTCAACAAGTGCTTCATACGCGCTGTTTGTCATCGTGAAGATGTTGAAGCCTACCTGTTCCATTTTTGATGTCGTGGCATTGAACATGTATATCTTATTGTCGTGGATATACATCTTGTTTTGGTACGGTTGAAATGTGGTCTGGTCATTCCAAAACTTTCCCTGCCACCATACGTCGTAGTTCTTTACTCCTGTCTGATAGAAGAACCTGCCCCAGTATTCGCTGAAGTACACTCTGCCTGGCACATACGCACCCGTCGGTTGTGGCAAGCCGACTTGTTCCATTCTGATATAATCGCTCATAATGCCGTCAAACCGTATGTTGTGGTAGCTTAGAGCCTCGGTTTGCAGGGCCTCGATGTCCTCTGAATTTTCCTGTGTGCTTCCACCCAGAAGCGTTACGGTTTCTTGGAGTATCGAAATGGCATTCTCGATAGCCGCAATAGTGACGGCTCCTGCCTCTTTGAGCAAGCCGGACGTTGAATCGTAGGAATACAGCCTATTGTCATGGATATAGACCTTGCCACCGTATGGTATTCCGCTATTGCTGCACCATGTGTTCATGCCTTCCCAGAACGTATAATATACTTCGTTGTACTTGCATACAAACCGATGCAGATACTCGGAGTAATAAACCATCGTCCAGTCAACACTTGTATCTACCGTCGATGTGCTGTATGTAAGGGCACTCGTTATGATTCCAGCGATGCGGGCTGTATGATGTGCCTGGTCATCCGCAGTTAGGGCGTTTATGTCCGTCGTGATAGTAGATAGGCTGTCAGCAAGTGTCTGTGTCAGTTCCGCTATTCGTGCGCTCTGTTCTTCCAAACGCTCATCGGAAGCCACAATCTGCTGCAACTCGCGGACTGCCTGCACGAGCGTGTTCCACTCCCCATGTGCCAGCACTCCCAACAGCGTGGCACCATTGTTGGCAACTTTTCCCAGAAGGTCTTCTATGTTTACCATATCTCGATTTCTTTATTTGTTCAACCTATTCTTTTGATAGTAATGCCGCCAATGGCAACCGCTGGCCGTCCTTCCGACTTTATCAGCCCGTTTGCCTTGCAGTACTCCACACACTCTTTAAGGTAAGCGTTGGCGACCTCCATTGTATTGTTGTATGCATTGGAACGCTCCTTGGATGATACTCGGCTCGAAAAGTCATTCTCCTTGATGACAGAGCCAAAGCGTGTACTCTCTATGTCGCCGACCATGAGGTTCTGCGCATAGACGAAATATGAAAGAGCCACTTTAAGGCCCATGAAACTACGGATTGCCTCTTTGTCCGTGTCCTTGTTGATGTAGTATGAACCACCATTTAGAAGCATCTGCTTTGTGGTGTCCTTTTCCTCTTCATCCTCCAGAGAAGCCTCTTTCAGAAGGTCCAAAAACAACTCATCCCCGAGGATGGGCTTTATATGTAGTTGCTCGGCTTCGGAGATGAATGCATTTAATTTATCGTCGGCAACCTTGCCGATAGGTCGTCCGAGCTGTCTTAGCTCGATTGTTGTTAGCAGATGTGTCATTTCTTCGTGTTGCTTACATATACCAATGGCTGTACTTCGTAATCGTTAGAGGGATTCGCTACTTCATACCAGCAGTCAAAGATGCGCTTCAATTCGCGGCTTATGGCGCGACGTTCCTTGCTGACGTATGAATTGTAGTATTCGTAGGCTTCAGACAGGATTTCACTTGAAAATCCGAGACTGCCGTTTCGTATGCGATACCAAGGCTCTTGCCCGAAAGCGGAATAGATACGGCTTATTACACTTTCCTCCGTTATCTTGAACTTGCTGTCAAAGTTGTTGGATTCAAAGCGCACAAATTCCGGCTTGTCCTCTTCGGATTCGATTGTTACGTCCATAATGGCGCAAGCGTTCTCGTCGCCTTGGAAGATGTTCAAGCTTTCACTGATGTCATTGTTCTTCTTGCTCTCTATTGGCTTTCCGTCGTCGTCTATCCCGAGCGAGGAACCCTTCTTGTGAACCAGCATACCAGCAAGAAGGAAATTGTTGCGGACATTACGGTACTGAACATTGTCAAGACCTTCATCCGTAGAAAGCGAAGTAACAACCTTGTCGTAGATAGGAACTGGGTACTCCCATTTCCCGTCCATTGAGAACCATAACACCTGGCCGCGATAGTTCTCTATGCCGCCAGCTGACATGATTTGGGATAACACAACGTCCTTCCTCGGATTGAAAGCGTAGATTTTCTTCACGTTCTCCTTGCTGACGCGGATTGTGTTTCCCTTGCGTGTCTTGTGTCCCGTCCAGTCTGGGTGTATCATGATATGTACTACCTTGCCGTCCTCTGTCTCTTCCTCCAAACGGCACTGCATGAAAGGTATGTGACTGACCTCTACAATCTGGCACATCATGTTATAGTTCACATGAAGCGCAAAACCACGATGGATTGCCAGGTCTTGTGCTATGAGCCTGTAGATGTCATCCACCGTCTGACCAGAACGGTTACACTCGTATTCGGCAAAATCAGTATTATTCAGCCCATTGCCTTCGATGAATGTCTGATAACGGTCAAGGCATGTTCCGCCATTGGCACTGCTCCGAATAAGGTCATACATACGCTGCGGATAGAGATTGTCCTTTCCATAGGCTTGTATTCCGAGATTACTCAGATATGAAATGTCAATGCGTTTCTTCGCACGCTTTACATTATTGATATTCATGAAAGCAATGGGCTAAAATGATTATTCTTCTGCCTTGGCAGTTTTCTTCGCAGCCTTCTTGTTGGCAGCTTCAAGTTCCTTGGTCAGACGCTCAACCTCGGCTTTCAGCTCGTCAACATTCTTGTTGAGGGCTTCAACCTCTGCCTGTGCTTCGGCCTTGGACTTCTCCAGTTCCTCGTTAGCTGCAGCAAGGTCGGCTTTCAGAGTCTCAATCTCCATAGCTGCTGCACCGTCGTCACCAGCACCAGCTTCGGCCTTTGCCTTTGCAGTCTCGACTTCGATTGTCAGCTTCTCGATTTCAACGTCCTTTTCGTTTACAACGTCATTCAGACGCTCAACCTCGGCTTTCAGCTCGTCAACGGTAGGCTCTGCTACCCGACCTTCCTTGCGGGCCTCTACGCGGCTCTGCCAGTCGGTGGGGTACGTTTCAAACTTGTTGATGTCAGCAGGGTACTTACCCAGCCATTCCTCGGCTACATCATCGGGGATGTTTGCAAGGCTGTAGAACTTACTTGTTCCTTGAGGGTGGATGATTGCACCCGCCTTCAATGTGTAGTTAGGTTTCTTTGGCATTTTTCCTAATTGTTTAAGTTTTGACCTTATTTCAATATAGGCATCGCGATAACAGTCACGACATCCTGTATTACGAACTCTCTTTCCGCAGATTTGCAGATAGAGAGTTTCGATTTTCTCTTTATCTGAGGATGAGAAGCCGGAGTCAAACCGACTTCTCATTTCCTCGAGAGTCCTTAGAGTTTCCTCGTAGCTTGCCATATCCATTCACGGATTAGGAGTTGCCTTGTGAGCCAGTTACGAGAGATTCCAGAGCAGCGCGTGTAGTGGCGATACTTGTCTTGAACAAGAACAAACCACTTGTGGGAGCACCAGTCTCTTCAAGGGTAACAGCCCAGCCACCGTCTGTTTCCTCCGAGTATTTCTCGTTGGTCATTTCAGTAGCGGCAAGTCCCTGTTCGAGACCGTAAATCTCAAAGGTGTTCTTCTTGTCCGCACCTTGGTACTTGTTCTCAAAGATGAACACGAAGCGTCCGTTAGCCAGTTGGTCGATGACGTTCTTGGAAACGTCGGGACCACTGTCAAGGACTACAATCGATGCAGTCTTTGTGAACTTGTTACGATAGGTGCCAGTAGCGAGAGCTGCCTGGGTTCCTGTGAAGGGCGTGTTGCCCGGCACAACCACCTTGTAGGCACGTTTGCCAGAAAGGAGCAACAGGGTTTCAACGATGTTGGGGTTGTCATTGGCCTTTGCCAAAGAATCCCAATCGATGTCATCATAGTTGATGAGATACCCTGTGTTCTTCAGTCCAGCAACCTGCGGATTAGTGCAAGAACCTGCAATATCCTGTGCCAGCTTGAAATCACATACGTCAATAGGCATAATCTTTGATATTTAGAGGTTAATACTTTAGATTGCCACCTGTACGAGCTCGTCTTCACCGATGAGCGTTCCGAAGTTGGAAGCTGCATAGATGAAGTTGTCGCGCTTGCGGTCATCGAACTTCACGGTCAGAGAAGCGAGGCGGTCCTTGTCGGACGTACCGATGAAGAGGTTCTGGGGCGAAGCGAGGACAGCACGGTGAGGACAGTTGAGAGTTGTCTTGGCGGCATTGCCAACGCCAGTGACAATAGTCTCATACTTCTTAATCATGCGGTCCCAGATGTCGAGGACAAGAATGGCGTGGCCGTCGTACTCGGAGAGCTGGATGCCGGACATAACCTTCTCGACAGGCAACTGGATGTTGTGAAGGTTCTTCACATCAGTACGCAGAGCCTTGAAGAGAGAGTTGGTCATGAAGATGGCGTGGTCGGGCTTGTCGAAGATACGACCGTCGGCCTCACTCAACAGGTCATCGACAATACCGATAGCAACACCCTGTGTGCGGATAGCGGTCTTCTGACCAGCGTAGGTGTCCTCGCTGTTTGCAGCAATCGTAATCTGCTGTGCAGGGTTGTTGGCAATGATAGCCTCCAGACGCTTCCACAGGCCGTCGCAAACCTTCAGCAGCTTCACGTCGATACCATCGGTGATAACACCGCCGTTCTCTACGTTCTTTGCTGTGGTGTCGCCGAACCATGTCAGACGCCAGAACATGTCGTTGATAGCGCTCTTGAGCAGAGGAATGAGGAACTTGTCCCAGTACGGAGTGTCCTGCAGGTCGGCACGCTCTGTGCCTTCGTGCATACCGTAACGGGCAATCGTGTCTTCGAGGTCTTTGTAGCAGATGCTCTTGGGAATCTCCCAGTCGCCCAGCTCCCAAGTCTTCTCGAAGCCAGTGATTTCCACATCGGTGTAGGTTGGGTTACAGCCTGCACCAGTAGTGCCAACGTCGCCCATGCGGTCAACGTAGCCGAGTTTCTTGCCGTTCTCGACCTTGGTCATGGGGGTGACAACACGCTCCAAGTCGGGGTCGTTGAATACGGAGGTGAACAAGAGTTCGTTGAGGTCTCTTATCGCACCGTTGTCTACTGTAAATTGTTCAAAGTTCATAATGCTTTACGTTTTTTAATTTTATTGATTCTGTTTTTTTGCCTACTTTTTGGCGTTGCGCTTGGCTTCCTGACGCTCACGCTGCTCACGGAGCATACGCTGTGTCTTGGTCTCGCCTTGGAACTGGCGGTCACCGCCTCCGTGCTCTTTGAAAGAACGGTTTCCTGGGTGGAAAGTGGAAGTCATCTGGCATACGCCATCGAGCCATGCCTTGCCACCAGCCTTAGCCACGATGTCAAGGATTGCAGCCTCTTCCTCGGTCTTCTGGGCTTCGGTGAGGGACTGCTTCTCGGCGGTCAGCGTTTCCTTCTCGTTGGTAAGGTCGGTTACCTGCTGCTGGAGTGCTGCCTTGTCAGCTTCGAGAGTTGCCTTCTCGTCGGCCAAAGCCTGCTTCTCGCTCTCCAGTGTCTGCTTCTCGGAAGTCAGAGTCTCTACGCTTGCTTCGAGAGTGGTAACCTTCTCTTGCAGGGCCTTGAGGTCTTCGTTGTCATCGTCCCCCGAACCAGCAGGGGTGATGCTCTCGATTTCCTCATTCGTTACTACGATGACGGTGCCATCGTCAAGGGTGTACGTACCGTTAGGATAAGCCTTGTCGCCTACCTGTGGGTCGCCATCCTCGCGCTCAACGGTAAATTCGGCTCCGTCAGCGGCGGTGATTTTCTGGTCGAGGACTGTTGCTTCAACATCCTCTACCTTGCTGAAGCCTGTCAGTGCGAGCAGCTTCTTCAGCACACTGTTTTTGATTGTTGTCTTTTCCATTTTTTCGAGTTTTGATTTATGAGTTTTTTTACTTGCTGTGTTCGGTTCTACAGTAGCAGTAATGAAGCCAAGCTCTATGGCCTTCTCCATGTCAACGTACTTGTCCTCGTTCATGAGGGACTGCAGAGCACCACGGTCTGAACCAGTGCGCTCTACATAAAGGTCAAGGATTTTGTTCTGCTCTTCAACCAAAGACAGCTGCTGTGCGGTCAGCTTTGTTTTCAACTGTTCCAGCTCGTCTGCTGTAAGCCTTTCAGTCGACCACAAGTCGATGAAGTTTACGCATGGGTTGTGGATGCAGAGTCTCGCGTTCTTGTTTCCGAAACGACGCTCCTTTGGAGCCGCAAGCAGGATAATGGTCGCCATAGACGCACATTCGCCGTCAATGGTTGCCGTGATGTCCTTACCCGATGTCCGGAGTGCATCGTAGATAGCCCATCCTTCGATACAGTCACCTCCAGGACAATGCAGGTGCAAGTCAATCTCCTTGTCGTCATCTTCCATTGAGTTGAGGAACTCGTGAATGTCCTTGAAACATACACCGTCCGTTCCACACCAGTCTTGCAACATGACCTTGGTCTCTTCGTCAACAATTTCGTTGTAGATGCTTAATTTTGCCATTTCTTTCAGTCACTTTTGATTTTACACGGACAAAATTACTACATATACAAGTATAATAAGGAAAAATCATTTTGATAAGTGGTGAACGCAAAAGTGCAGTGACAGATACAAGAAACCGCCCCAGATATGCGGTCTGGAGCGGTCATTATGGGCTTTGCAGGGGCTTTCTTCAAGAACTTCCTTGACTGGCTTTCCAGTCACGAAACCACTTGATTATGCGCTTTGAAAGCTTCTCGTCATAGATTCGGTAACTGAAGGCACATGAAACCTCCTTGAAGTTACCACCTATATCCACAAAGTTGCCCTGCTTGTTCCTGCTAATTTTGAAGTCATCCGTAAGTGTATAGCCGTTCCCCCATATCCATTGAGTGAAGGCTTCAATGTCAAGTCCATTCCTGTAGCAATTGTAGAAGCAGAAGAATTTTCCGTCGTTCTTCTGTAGCTGCCCGATGTAGTTCCTCTCGTCTGCCTTTGCCTCTGGCGTACCGTATGGCACTCCATAAACGCGCCTGTTGTGGATAAAGCAGCGTTTCTCATTATAGAGGAAATAGACTGGCACATAAGTCTGAAAAGAATTGTACCAGTCCATTACCTCAAACCTGTTCTCGAAATCTACTATTGGTTCAATCGTCCTCATTGTCGCTTTCTTCAAGTTCCTTCGTGAATGGGTCTGCGAGAACGCTCTCCACGTTATGAAGGTTATGGTTGTTCTTGCGGAACGATTCTACCAGCCTCTTCATTTCGGCACGGAGCGTTTCAAGCATTTCCTTCCTCTGGAACAGCTTGCCTAACTGGATATAGAAGAATGTTCGTGAGCCGTAGCTGTCATCAAGGATTTCATTCGAGCCACAGGTGCCGACGTTGGTAGTAAACTCTTCCTTCCCTTTCGAGAATATGGATTCTGAATAGGTGATTGTGAGTTCCGTTCCGAAGATTTCCTTGCCGCTCTCATCCTTCAAGACGATTCGCACACCAGCATTTCCGTATGACACTCCAGTGTAACATACATGCCAAACCGTATCGGCGAAACTTTGCTCTGCCTTCTCACAAAGCCTGTCTTGAATGTCCTTGAGGTTCTGGAGAATGGTCGCCTTGCGGCTTTCCAGCTTTTCAAACAGTTCCTTGCCTTCACCAGCAAAGTAGGCATCTACCTTGTTCTGGTGCTTTTTCTTCTCGATTTGCTTTGCCAGGCCCTCCTTGACTGTTCCGAGTTCATGAAGCTTGTACTCGCTGTACTTCGCGATGTACTCCTGCTCATTGACTGGCTCTTCACCAAATAGGCTGTTTAACTCGTTCTGAAGTTCTACGATTGCTTGCAGGCGAATTTCTCTTGCGCTGCGTCTTTCTGTTGTTGCCATGATTGTTTAGTTTTGAATAGTGATACTTGTCTTATTTGCTATTACAAAGGTACGGCAAAATTATCAAATATGCAAATAATTACGGAGTTTTTTTGAAAAAATCTTCAAAAATCCACACCCCTTTTCTGGCTCTTTTTCTTCTCTGCCTTTGCCTTCATCCGCTCGTAATACTCCAGCATCTTCTTCCATTTCTTTCCGTGCTCTTCGACTGGCCCCTCGTCAGAATAAAAGTCGAAGCTACCTACCTGCTTGCATCCCTTTTTCGGATTCGGGTCGAAGATGTATATATTTACCCAAGCGTAGCTATCTATATAGTTGTTATCTACAGAGCATACTATCCCGGCCTCGATACAGTTCAACTGTACTTTGTGCATTTCCTTTGCGATTTCAATAAATCCTTTCGGACACTCTTTTGCAATTTCCATATTCTTGTGATTTTTGATGTTGATATATAAGACAGGAATGGGGAGCGGACTCCCCAATCCGTTACGCTGCCAGCTTCTTCTCTATCTCCTTGAAGTCCTCGCTTGAAATGCCAAGTTCCTCTCCGTCCTCGTCGTAAGCGATGACCTTGTTAAGAGTGACGCTGCTGATTTCCCAGCGAGAGAAGTCTTCCACGTTGGGCCAAGATACTTCTGTGTGAACGAACTTGTCTTCAATCCAAGTGGCATAGACTTCATAATCCACGAAGATAATGATGTCGTCTTGCTCAAACTCGGCATCTTCCACACTGGTGTACTCGTCAAAGATTTCCGTAGAGTTGAGAAAATCGGCAATCGCCTCGATTGTCTCTTTTTTCAGTTTGAAGTTCTGCATTGCTGTAAATTTTGAATGTTTGTACTTATCTTATTTGCTACTACAAAGGTACACTTTTCTTATCAAATATACAAATTTCTACGGAGTTTTTTTACGTTCAAGTGCAAAAAAATGGAGCACCATTGCTGATGCTCCACACGGCGGCCTCCATTAAGTTATTCAAAACTTCATTGGCAAATAGATAAGTCGGAGGCCGTGCCGTTAGAAGATGATGATGACAGGTATTGCACTACCGCTTAGAAGTGTCTCTACCGTCACATAGTGGTGCAGCTCGTTCGCCTGGCAGTACTCTACAACTTCGTCCAGACAATAGAGCGTAGTCTGATCGAGATTGGCCGCACTCGATTTCACTTTGATTTTCGGCTGTTCTGTTCCGTCTGCGAAAGCTTCCACTTCGCAATAACATCCCTCAACCGCTGCATTGTCAAGTTCCCTGCGCAGCTCTGCAGCAAAGAACCGCATCTGTGTAATGTCCTTTTTCATATTCTTTCTAAAATTCTTCTTTACATAGTTTGAACTCATAGGCCAGCACCCAGGGATTTCTTTCCCAAGTCCCCTTGCCGGAAACCTTATCGATGAGAGCGGCAAAAGCCGTAGTGGGGGATAAGAAAACGCATTGCTTGGCAAGTTCCAACTCCCCAGACAAAATACGTTTGCGGTCATCGTCGGAAATCTTTTTGCCACCTGCCACATACACACAGCCGTCTGGAACACGCACAGACTGAATACCCTCACGCAAACAGTCCTCATCGCTGATGTCCTGTAGCCGCTGAAGCTTCACGTCTGTAATCTCAAACTTGTACGGCATAAGGTCGGCACGGACAAACATCTTATTAGTCCAGCCTGCGGAGTCAGTTGCAAATATGGGCCTAACCATTCCTGGCTGAATATCCGATGCATCCTCATAGCCAACAACGCTTCGCTCGTCAATATCCTTGTAGCTCTGCGCCACGGCCACAACCTCTCCGACACTGAGTTCCGGGGTTACATGATATTCTTCAAGGATTGCCCCCTTGTAGTATTTGCGGACAAGGAAGTATTCAAGGCACCATTGGACGGTTATTGTCTCGTACTCCCCTGTCTCTGTCGGCAGTTGAGAAAGACTTTTCTCTATCCTCCGTGTCATGTCTTTCCACCCTTCAATAACAGCCTGCTCCAAGCCGCATTGTTTGTTGAACATCCTTTTTTGCATGGCAGTGACCTATCTTCTGTTAATACTTCCCATATTGGTATGACAATCCCCCTCGACATTTCCACAAGTGATGCTTCCCATGTTGGTATGCACGTCACCATTTACGTCACCGCCAATTTCAATGTCGCCGCTGTTGGTCTTTATACGCTTTGCGTCACCAGTGACACGGATGCAGCGGCAATAGTCCACTTCAAGGCGTTCTACATTGCCTTCAATGGTTATGTTGATAACCTTGTCGTCTGGATTGATTACGTTCAGTTGGTCAATCGGTTTCCCGTCCACATACGTCTTGCCATTCGTGATGGTGATGGTTCCGCCTCCAAGAATGGTTTGGGAACCGTAGTTGTTCTTGATTACAATAGCCATAGTATTTCTTATTTTTGTTTCTTGTCCTGTTCGTCCTCAATGGCCCTCTGTGCAAAAGCCTTGATGTCGTCTATATCCATTCGCTCGTTAGATACGAACATGTGTTCTACCTCCCTCATAGTGAAAGCTGGCTCCAGCATTTGCTTACAGCCGTCTATACCGAGGTCGTATTCACTTGGCGGCTGCTGGTAGTTGATTGATGTCTGCTTGCCATGAGGATAGACAAGGCTGGTTCTCGACACGACTACATGATTTGGATTCTCGTCAATAAGCCGGAATATCGTTTCCTTTGCCTGTGAAAGCACAGCTTCAATCTGGCTCTTCAACTTTTCATCTACGACTATGCCACCCATGAGGGCATATCCCATTTCGTAGTATTGTTCTTGAACTTTCTGTATCATATTAGATTCTCCTTTTCTTCTTCTGTTAATAGTTCCCGAGCATCATAGCCACACCAACAACAGGTGCCAGTTGATACGCTACACGCCCAGTTTTCCTTTCCACACTTGGGGCAGACGGTGAGGAGCAGGGTGTCACCCCAAAGCTCCACACCTCTTGCGACTATTCTTGTTAGCTTATCCATGTTTAGATTAAGTGACTTATGCAGAATGAGCGAAACGCCTTCTTCTCGATGTCCCAATAAGCGACCGTAGAATAACACGGCTTGCGTGTCGTGCCTTTTGGCACATAGTTAACAACACCCGACTTGAGCGTTCCGATGGCTGTACGGATTTCTCCAGTTGCCTTGCGGTACTGGAACTTCACCACTCCGCTTGCCATAGCGATTTTGAGCTTTACAGCCTTCCAAGCAAGCTTCATGGCTTCGCTGATTGTGCTGACTTCGGCTTTCTTGAAGATTGACCAAGCTGCCTTCATTACCAAACTCTTGTTAGAACTCTCGTTGTTCTTGATTGATGCATTAGTTGCCATAACCTTTAGTTTTGAATAGTGAATACTTATCTTATTTGCTATTACAAAGGTACGGCAAAATTATCAAATATGCAAATTTTTAGGGCAATTTCTTCATCATTTTTCAAAGTTTTTTTCAATGTTTTCATCCCAATTCAGAATCTGTGCTACCTCTTCGCCTGGTATGTCAGCATCTGTTCTGTACCCCTTCTCAACCGCGTATTCAACGACCTTTTTCACCTCTTCATGATTCAGCTCTTTTCCTGCAAAAGAGAAGTAGCCGTCGGTACGCTTATTCGGGTTCCTCTTCATCCAGTTCTGGAAACCACGCATGTTTGTCGTAATGTGGTGTACCTTTCTCATGGCTCTGTCTTGACTTCATGGATATTCCCGACTACTTCCACATTCTTACTCACCATTGACAACACGCTTACGCTGAAACGTGCTTCGGAATAGGTCACGCTTACATCATGGGTTCTGTCAATCCACTTGCCTTTCTCGTCTAACTTCTGGCCGCTCTTAAAGCGAATGATGTCCCCTTCGTAGATTTCCACTCCGTGCTTGTCATACAGCCCTGTGAACTGGCCTACGGTTTCTGGCACCACCTTGACAGGCATCCCAACTTGCAAGGTTGCTGTGTCGTAATTTGAAGGTTGCCCGACAATGATTGCACACTCTCCGCTTTCGTACTGAACAAGGTCGCCATAAACCCACTTGTGCGAATCAAGTTCTGAAGAACGTCCTCTGAACTTTATTTCCCTCCTTTCAGCTTTTTTCCTTTCCGTTTTGACTGGTGGCGGCGGCACTCCTGGCGGCATGATTTTCAGCCCCATTCTATGCACTATCATGTTGATGTCATGATTGCTGTAGCAAAGTGACCTCATTGCCTCACGCATACGGTCGATGCACTCCGCTGTCAATCTGACTAACATCTGCTTGTAAGAGTTAAGCCCATAAAGCAGCCCTATTGCCATACCAAGCAACAAAGCTAATACTGATGATACGATTACTTCCATTTTCTTTCCTCCTTTTATGATGTTACTTTTATTCCACTTTCTCCTTGCCGTAAATCCTATCTACGGAGTTCCTTACAATCTCTCTGATATGATTGCCTTCAAGTGAATTGGGCGCGTGTTCCTTCATCATCTTGTCAAGCCATTCAATATCTTCATCTACCAACTTCTGGTAGGCACTTCTATTCATAGTCATTCCCATATCAATACACTTTTATTCTTTGAGAATTCTCTTGCATCCTGTCGTATATTATTGTGTTTACGATTAGCTCTATGCCTTCGGCAACAGAAAACAAATTGATTCCCCTCTCACTCGATACCCGATGTGTCATACTCTCGAAGCCCATTTTGCGAAGCCCCTTGACGGCTTGCATGACAGTGGCCGCGTCAAATGTTGCTTCGCCAAACTTGTAGTATGTGTACCGTGGCAACATCATTTTCCCTGTCGGTATCATCTTGCAGTCTGGGACAACACCTGTGCCTTGACAAATAGGACATTCGTGGGTTTCGTAGTAAGTCCTTCCGTTCCTGGCGTGATACGAATACTCAACCTCACCTTCATCGTCGCATTCCTCACACTCTATGTCCTCCCCTGTCTCGCTCTTCACTTCCTCAATGAGCTTGAACTTCTTGTAGGCTTTGTCAATCTCACTGAATTTTATCAGCCTATCGGTATTGACTTCACCGACATTCAGCCTGTTTTGTGAAAATTCCGTGTACTTGCACCGTGTAAGCTTGGGGTCATCCATCAGCAGAATGTGGCCGTTGGTGGCCCAGATTCTACCACCGTCCTTCTCATTGACAAACGGCTTCTTGAACTTGTCCCGATAATCATTCTCTTCCTCACAGAACATCTGCAAGGCTTCTTTCTCGTTCTTGATTTTCATTTTGTGTCCTCCAATGTTTCAAAGTAAAACTTTCCGTTCCATGGCTTGTATTCAATCATTCCGTACTGTATTGCAAGGCGCGTCTGGAACGACGAGCGGCAAGTGTGGTCAAGCTCGCTCTTGATACGCTGTCGGAATCGCTCGATGTCGCTAACGCCCTTGTAGAAGTTACAAGCACGACAGGCTGGCATAAGGTTGTCTATGGCATTGATACTCTCATCCTCAAACATCTTGCGGACTTCCTCTGCCTTGTCTCGCGGCCCATACCAGCTATAGGCAATGGGGATGATGTGGTCAACCTGCATATCCTTGTATGCTATCTCCCTGCCACAATAAGCGCAACGTCCTTGATACTTGTCATAGACTTGCAGGCGCATGGCCTTCGATACTGGCTTCCGTTCTCCGTACTTCATGGCTTGTTTTTGGCTGTCTTTTCTTCAAGTGCTTCTATCGCCATTCGGATTGCTTCTGTGCGTTGCTCATCAAGCCAGCAGTGTCCTCCGTATGGGTATATCTGCTTTAGGAACTTTATTGCCTCTTCTGGTGTCATGTCTCATTTCTTGAATGGCTTGTGTCTTACCATATATTCCTCCCATTTTGACAGGAAGAAAAACAGGACAAACAAGATGTTGAGAGCTGGAACAAAACTCCACAGCATTCTCTTCACTTCATACGAGTAAATGATATGGTTGCATTTCCTCGTGTACTTCCATACCTGCCATACCATGATAGCAAGCATTATGACAGTCGGCAACACATAGCCGAACTGGAAGATTTTAATTAGAACTTCTTTTGTCATAGTCACTTCTTTTTTGATGTTATGCTTGGGTAGGCAATCTTTCGGAAATCCTCAATCCTGTCTGCCGTTTTCGTCTCTATTTTATGCCCTCTGTTATTGAGCCTCTTCACAAGGTCATCTATAAGCTTCAACTGCTCCTTTACTATTCCGCGCATGAAGAAGTTGTAGTGAGCCATCCTGGTATTCGTCTCGCCAAGACTTTCTATCTTCCGCTCCAGCTTCCCCCGCTCCCTATACATGCGTTGGTAGTCCTGCACGATGTATCGCAGATGCACATCTTCAGGCAGCAACGGCGGTTCAATGTAAGCACGTCCTTCTTCGTCGTATAACATGGCACGTCCTCCTTAATTCAACTCTTCCATTATATCAAGTACAGCCTTTAATGCCTCAATCTCGGAAGATGCAAGGCTTTGATTGATGTCTCCAAGCGGATTTGGGGTTTGCTTTTGAAGCGCGTTAATCAAGCCGTTTACTTTTTCGCACAAAGCATCCTTATTGATATACACAAGGTCTTTTTCGTTGCGCTTCTTCGATGGGCTGTAAGTCCACATTTTCGCAATCCCATGCTCGCCCCAATCACGGACGTAAATCTTCTTCGGTCTATCCATAGCCTGTCCTTAAAGTGTTATTTCCTTGTCAATTCCGCATAGTCGAAGAGCGTGCTGGAGTTCGTGTACGTAAGTTATCTTTACAAGCGGGAAACGCTTGCTGTCTGCTCCTTCTTCTTTCACAAGTCCAAACACCCATTGGTTGCCTTCCTCATTCATTGCCATATAAGGGCCTTTGAGCTTATACATGAGGTTGATGCCTGGCAGATACTCCTTGAAGTTCTTCTCCAATACTTGAGGTGTAATCTGAATCGGCTCAATCTCGGCTATATCAAATGCACTTTCAATGCCATCTGATATATCTGTAAAGACAACATCGTTATCTTGTATTGCCATAATACGACACGGAATACCATTAGCAAGTATCTGGTCGCCAATCATTAGTTCAGTAGTTTTCATATTCAGTCCTCCTTATTTGTTTCGTGGTTCCTTCTTTGCTGCCTTTGCAGCCTTTTCTACTATTGCGTCCATTTCCTCCTTCGTCACCTCGTTGATAATCTTGATACCCTTCGGCTTTTTTACCACTTTGAACTCCACGGAGAACGGCATGGTTCGTAATATGTTCGCAAGACTCTGTATCGCCTGCTCTCTTTGTTCTTCGTTTGTCATAGTTTAGTCTTCCTTGATTAGTCCTTTCTTGATATCTTTCTCTCTATTGATTCTGCATTTCTTTGAATCGATGTGCTTGCGGATAGCAATCGCTCCTGTGAACATCCGTCCGCACTTCGGGCACCAATAAGCTTTTCTGTCCATAGTCAGTCCTCCATGATGATTATAAGTTTCACTTTCTTTGGCTCATCTTCCCATGTTATTTCTGGGAAAAGCGTATCTGGAAGCCGTATATCATTACCCATCCAAAATTCACGCCCATCATCACATGCATACCTTTTGGGTATATTGTCATATATGCGTAGAGGATGAAGGCAGTTCTTGTTTCTGGCTATCACATAACCTACTGCACAATTTTTCATCATCTGCTCGCGTTGCAAGTTGGCCCCAATGATAATAAACCTTTCCGCATCGTAGCAGTTGAATTGTGGATAAGCCTTGCTGTTACCTAAATCCCTATTTTTGTCAACAATCTCTTCTGCTGCTTTCTCCAAGTCATCGCTGGCAGTAACTTCTTGAACATTTTCTGGATTGATATTGAGCAAGTCATCTATATAAGCCCACTTGTCTATACTGTACTCATTAACGTAATCCATTGCTAAAGTACCAACATTAAAGGCAGCAATTTCTCCTGCGCAATTTACAGCAACGATACTACCTAAATTAGTATCGGGTTCTTCATTTGCATCATGCCATATTTTTCTTGTTGATTTTTCTTGCTCTTTCATAATTTTACTGATTTTCTGTTTGTCTATTATGTTCTTCCTTCTTTGATTTACGTCCCTTTAATATAATGATGTATGCACTTACAATGCCGACCAGTTCACCGACCACAAATCCTATGATGAAACTTGCTGTTGTCATAGTCATTACCCTGCCTTTTGCTCTTTGATAACCTGCTGACAGATCTGCAGCACTTTTGCGACTTTCTCTGTATCGAACCAGTCATCAGTCCTAACGCCGGACTCCATATCAATCCAGAAGTCCCCTGTATCTTCATGCTCCAGCAGATAGGAAAGCTTGTCGCCTACATTGTCGGCGTTGATTCCACCAGCATAGCCCACCTTCCCATTTGAGCGCAATACCTTTATCGGCGTATCTACACCCCTGCCTCCGCTTGCGTCAAGAAGCACACTGATAGGGTCTCTGTGTGGGTATGAGCGTTCACACCATTGCTTTATTGTGGCCTCGTAGATAGACATGTCTTCACCACTGCGCTGTTGTACTATCAACTCTTGACCAATAACCCAAGGAATCCAGCAAAAGCCAGGATTATCCTTCCGCTCTGCTATGTTTATCTGGATTCGTTTGAACAAGTCGAGATTACCCCATACAAGTTTGTCTATCGTTTCCCATTTTCCAAGTGCAGCGTCTCGGGCTGCAGAACCGCACACATGGAGCGAAAGCTTTAAGCCCTGGCCTCGTAACATGTCTATGATTTTGGGGTCAAGATAGCGGTTCCCGTTCTCGTACCAATGGTAGCTTATCAGTACCCCAAACTCTACAAGCGGGTACTCCTTCTGAATCTCGCGTAGCGTTTGAAAGTCTGTGCTGGCATCAATGCCAGTAAACGTGATGTGTTGTAAGTTCGCTTTCATTGTTAATCCTCCATTTTCATTGTCTGTAATATCTTCAAAAGACGCTCCAGCTCATAGTTGCGGTAGGCTGTCATGGCGAAGGTGCAAGGTCTGTCATAGTGATGTCTATTGGTTTCAATGTGCCTCTTGCACTCTCGCTTTGTGAGGAACGCCCCCGAGAAGTGACTGATGCGGTCGCGCTCATCCTGCCACACCTCTTCACCACAGTTGAAGGTTTCTTTGAGGTATTCCAGCACCTCGTCAAAGTCTTTCTTGTTGACTGACTTCCATTTCTTCTTTGCCTCGTTGTCGCACCATTGCATATTCTCCTTGATAAACTGCACAGTCTCTTCATGTGTCCGCACATCACCGTCGCCCAAATAAATGTAGGCTTGACCGACACCTGGAGGGGTTGCCATTGTCTCTTTTTCCATGACCATCCAGTACCTCGGCTCTGCCTGGCCGTCCGTGTCTTGTGTATTGAGTTCGTGCTGAAGCTCTTTCAGAAACTCAAAATCTTCCTGTGACAGTTCAATCTTCTTCATCTTGCGCCTCCTCTTCCTTATACCATGCCCAAGCCGCATCTTTGGCCTGCGCTATCATTCCTTCCGTAATGGTACAGGCAAGCTCTTCTGCGTATGCCCATGCCACTGCAAGCTTTGGCGTTCCGTCACTCATCTTAAATGCTACGGTTGCAGGTGTAACGCCATCTGAGAGGAATCTTATTAACTCACATAATAGGGCCTTATGCCCCTTCACCTTGAACAGAACATACACATACTTCTGCCCTGGACTTTCCGTTGATGAGTGCCACAAAGAACGAAGCACTTCCTTTTTATCAGCTTTTGCCATGATTTTTATGATTTATTTGATTAAACCCATTTGTATAAGAATCTGTCTCAACACCGTGTATTGCTCGTATTCGGTAGTCACATTCAGAACCTTCACCGTTCTTGTTGAATACTTCTTGCAGCACCATTCCCTCTTGACCATGAACTGACTGCTTGAGATATACGGACTCATCGGGTCGTGCTTCGACGGATCGCGATAGCGTCCTATTGATTGAGTCAGCCTTTCCTTCGGTATATCCATCGTCACACAATAGTCAGCATCAACATTGCCGCCCAGCCAGTGAATGGCATCACTCGGCGGCTCTGTGAAGAAACAGAAGCCGACACTGGTACTCTTGTACCCATTATGCTTGTCGCTGTTCTGCAAGACCTCTCCAGCCATCAGCTTTTGATACTCCCTGGCCGACATGAAACGGTGAACTATCATACTTATCTCATTATTTCTACAATGTCACCTCTTTTGTTAAAGCGGCATTTAGCAAAGGCCACTGCATTCTTCTTTCGCTTTCCTGGGCGGTGGTATTTCTTCTCGAAGGCAGCAAACCAACACTCGTCGTAAATATCACCAAATGGCAGGAATCCACATGAAAACAGTTGCTTCACCTGCATAATGAGGTCTTTTCTCGGCCACTTCCAATTCAGAGGGAAGTCACCCTTTAGAGTGCGGACGTACAGATACCACCCTCCAAAGGACATGCTCCAAAGCGGTTGATTGTAGAACACCCAGATAACGCACGGCCTTACCTCTTCGCTGGCACGTTTCTCATAGATGTGAAAATCCTGCTTTGCTTTGCGTCTGGCGTTTATCTCCTTGTAGGTGACTTCCTGCCAATCCTTGCCTATCTCCTTTATGAGGTGGTGAACATTCTTTGGCAACTCTATACCCCACCAAGATTTAGCACCCTCTCTTGTCATTATAGTACACATGGTTACTCCTCCTCGTAATCCTCCCAATCGGAGCACGTGTCAAAACTCTCTTTTCTCTCACCTGTCTTTTCGCACTTGTAGGCAGGACATGTAATGCCGTCATTATAGACGTTCTTACAGTAATAACAGATACGCTCTTTATCCATGACTTTATTGCATCTAACATACTTTCATTTCTCCGAACAAAGTCGGCTGTTCTTCATCTTGACTCTTTCGCTGCGTGGCCTTGCGCTTCTTCTCTGTCTTTTTCGGCAAATTCCAGCCACGGAGCTTTGACACCTCGTAATTGAACTTGAACCATACATCTTCATCCAGAAACTCAAAGTGCATGGTGCCTTTCTTGTAGCCACGACAACGGAAAAAGCCCCATTCAAACCATTCTCCCCATAACGGAAGCTTCTCGTTGACTGCATCACGCAAGCTGCGTATCTCTTCGTACTTCCGTCCTGTGATATAACACAGCCCCTTGTTCACGTCCTCCAGCTTTTCAAGGTGGGAGTTCCAGTCAAGCTTCAGCAGGTTTCCCTTCAAGTCCCACTCGTAGCGCGAACACATCCAAGGCACGATAAACTTTTTGTTCACCATGTAGTTCGCGTTTGTCTTCCACGTCTCTTTTGCCGTGCTGTTTTCGGCAGAGAAGGAACAGATATGGTCGAAGGCTTCAAGAAGGGCTTTCTGCATCCTCTGGCCTGTTGTCTGTATCACCATATCAATGACACGGTAAACATTTCCCATGGTGAATGGAATGTGCTTCTGATTCTCGATGAACTTGTTTATCTGCTCACGAAGATGCTGCGTAGCGTACTTCTCCATGTTGAGTTTTCGGAATATGATGTCCCAGTAGTATTTCTGAAGCTCTTTCTTGTACTGGTCATGCGTGACTGCCGTCGGGTGTTCGTTTTTCGTCACGGCACCGAACTTGATAGGCAAATATCCGTATGACCTCCTGTGTTGCTCACCGTCCGCGCCTATCTCATAGTCGTAGAACTCTGCCGTCTCGTTTATCCGCTTTGCCGCCTGCATGGTCTCATCAAACAGCTTCACAGCAGAGACGTAGCGGTTTACAAGCTCACGGACAACATTGTACTGCATGATGCCTTCCGTCTCGTTGTTGTTGGCCGCGTCCTCATCCACGCTGGAGAAGAAATAGCCAGCAAACTCATCTTCGCCATCACCGCCCTTGTAGAGCTTTACGAGCGATACGGAAACTCTCGTCCTGCGCTCTGCATCTTCCTTAAACACCTCTCCGAGCCATTCACTATTACCGTACAGATTCACGGTTTCCTGCAATTCCTGGTACTCCCTTCTGTTATACCCTTCAAGGTTACTGCTGTTGCAAAGTGCTATGATGACACAGCCAGCAGGTGCAATCTGCCAAGCATGAAGAATATGCCTGGCTCCCTTTGAAAACGGAGGATTCATAACGATGCAGTCTATGTGGCTTACCATTTCCGGCGTAACGGTTAGGAAGTCCTCTGCAATAATGTCACACTTGCCGCTCAGCAGCTTGCGGATGTTCTGGTCATTCTCACAAGCAATGACCTTGCCTGCCCCGTTTGCCTTTAGCCAGTCCACAATGTTTCCTGTGCCAGCCGACGGCTCAAGTATGGTCTTTCCCACAATGTCCGTACCCATCATCATCTGCTCAATGACAGTAGTAGGGGTCGGGTAGAAATCTGGATTGTCTGTAAAAAGTTTCATGCGGATAGTTCTTTGTAGGCTTCAGTAAATCTTGTCGAACTCTGTAGCGCATCGATAATGTCCTTCTTGAAATCATAGCGGTAATTCAATCCGCTAAAGACTATCGGCTCATAGCCCCCAACCGTGCGCTTCAAGGTGTTCAATATCCAGTACGAACCCCTAAACGCCGTGTGGCCGTAACGCTCTGTTTTGTTTGCCCTTCTTGTGGCAATCAACTTGCAGGAACCGTCGTCGCTGTAGATGACGATACGCCTTGATGTGTTCTCAAAGACTTTACTTGCCATGTTAGTTTTGAATTACATTTATCTTATTTGCATTGCAAAGGTACAAATAATTTATCAAATACACAAACTTTTTGAACAAAAATTTATCATATTCACAAATTATTTGCACCTCGCTCTATTTCACCCCTCGTATTCTAATACATGGTGGTCGCTTCTGTGCTTTTCCAGCCACCCGATTACAAGGCTGCGCTTTGCCTTGTCACCATATATGGCATAGGCTTCCACTGCGATGTAGTCAACATCTACATAGATGTCACACAAATACAGCTCATAGCGCACGAACGTCTCTGGCTCTACCTTCTCTCGCAGGGCTGCATAGTATTCCTCTATGCGCTTGTCAAGCTCCTTCCCCTCTGCCTGGGGCTTTCGATACAGGACACTCTGCTGAATGTCCTGTATATCTTGGAATATCCACTTGCTCATACCCTTCTTGATTAGAGTTTCACCATCGGCACAACCTTCTCGACTGGCTCGTTCTTCTCGTCACAGATGCACACCTTTAAGCCAGAACGTACCAGCTTCGGCAGATAGGTGTCGAGTGCATGATGTGGGAAACCAGCCATGCGAGTGCCGTCCTTGCTTCTCTTTGTCAGCGTGATACCCAATACCCTTGCCGCTGTCTGTGCGTCATCATGGTAGGTTTCGTAGAAGTCACCCATGCGTAACAGTATCATGCTGTCGCTGTGAAGCTTCTTGCACTCATCGAAACGCTCCATGAGCCGCTGCCATGATGCCTCCTTTTCTGGAGTGTGGTTCTTGATAAACTCGTTCAGCAGGTCCTCGCTACTCCATGAGAAGCAGATTTCATTTTCACATGAAGGACTCCAGTTGAAGTCAAATACCTTCATTCCGTACTCGTTGCGGACACCACCCTTGCAGTGCAGGCTCTTGGCAAGTTTGATACAATAGTCCTGTATCTCATCAAAGGTGCGCTCCGCTAATTTGTTGCTCGTTACGATTCCTACAATTTCTCCGTTTCTGTCGGAATACCACTCGATTGAAAAGAATTTCTGTGCCATTGTGAATTTTGTTTTGAATGATTGTTACTTATCTTATTTGCTACTTCAAAGGTACAACAAAATTATCAAATACGCAAATTTTTAACGTGATTTTTTGCGAGAAAACCAAAGAAAATTACTACCTTTGCGGCCAAATTCTAAACGCTTGAATTATGACAAAGAAAACGCAAAAGATTATTCTCTGGGTGATTGGCATTTGGCTTGCCTCCAGTATTGTATTTGGCGGGCTTTCAATGTTACTAACAGGAAGTTCAACAGACCAACAAGAAACAGAGCAGACAGACACAAAAGCGGTTGACACAAAAGTTTGGAAACAGGCCGACGGTTCTATTTTGGTGGATTCGCTATACCATCTGTATTTGTCGAAGAGCAACACCTTGTCATTTTATGCAAGTAAGATTAGCTTTGCTCATTTACGATTACACTTCACGGATAATGTTGCCGTTTACACAATATACCCAGATAAGAAATTATCCAGTAACGGACTCTATTATCTTGGCTTCAAGTTCTATAATGACGAATGGCCTTGTGCTGCATTTATGCTATCTGATGACGAAAAGAACGATACCCTTTATGCTAATCCACAATCTGGATATCCGTCTCGTAAAACCTTCAAGAAAGAAAAATTTGACCGTTTACAATATGCAATAGAGCATGATTACAAGACGCAAATAAAACCCATAGAATACGATGACCTTGTTTCTTATATTGACATGATTGTGCTTGATGTCAACAAAAAGAGATACGAGATTAAGCCAGACAACGATGCTTTCTATATCCTTATGAATGGCATCTTTCACCAAAAGGTGTATAAGTTAGAATAGCGTAAGCTGCACCCCTTCCTTCTTCAAGCGGTCTTCTGCAATTTTGTAGAACCGCTTGTTTTTTTCTATCCCAATGTACTTCCTTCCGAGACGCTGGGCGGCTACGGCGGTTGTGCCAGAACCAATGAACGGGTCAAGAACTACACCACCTTCAGGCGATGACAGACGTATGAACCTTGCCATAAGTTCCACTGGCTTCTGTGTCGGGTGGTCTTTCTTCACTACAGGGGGGTAATGCAGGACACGGTTGTAACAATCGCAGTCATCCAGCTTGTTAAGGGCTGTGCCGTCATCATAGATGCGGACAATAAACTCCGCGTTCTGTGAAAAGCGGCTCTTGCTGATAATGGTCAGCGGTTTCTCCCAGACAAGGATTGAGAACTTGCAGCAGTACTCTTCTGCCCACTGTGCATATATCGGCACCTGTGCTTCGGAACAGAAGATATAGGCGTTCATCTTCTTCATCAGTCGCGGTGTCATATTCAACCAGCGATAGATATCCTCCTTTGAGAAGCCGGACTTGATGCGGCACTCTTCCGTTTCGTCATCGTAGTCATACAGGCCGGACTTCGACATCAGCTTCTTGGAAGTCTCTTTATACATCTTCGTGCAGTTCGCCTTCGTGAAGTTGTACGGCGGATCTGTCACAATCAAATCAATGCTGTATGCTGGCAAGTCATCCATGACTTCAAGGTTGTCCCCAAAGTACAGATGACTTTCCTCTATCGTGTTGTAGAACTTCATAGCTTTACCTTCTTTTTCATGCGCTTTATTATATTGTAAACACCCCTTTCAGACATGTTGTACTTTTCACACAGATATGCCACAATGTAGTACGTCTTGTGCTTCTTTGACTTCATTTCATTAAACTCTGAAAATAGCTGGATGTTCTCAATATCCCTTGGCGTGATGCCGTTTTCTGCCATTAGCTTAATGAGCGAATAATTGGCTGTCAGCAATTCGTATCTTGTCATGGTGTCGGATTTTAGAGGTTATCAAGTGTTTCAATTACTTCCACCTGCCTCTGTGCTTCGGTAATCTCAACTACAGACACCACGGGATGAATGTTACTTGCGGCTTCCTTGAAGCTTTCCGTGAAGCTGTCTCGCAACTCGTCTGCATAGAGCGGTGCTTCTCTGTAGCCGTTAGACACAGCCAAAGGAACTACCCCTGCACCGATGGCGTTCATGGCGGCAAGCAATGGCTCAAACATATTCGTGGCTTTTGCTGTCATCACAAACTCACCATTCGACAAACGGGCTGGTATGCTGTCAGAAGTTCCCGTGCCTGGTCCATTCACCTTACCACCTTCAGCGAACTTTGCAGACTTCACCGTGCTTATGGCCGTTGCCACATTTGCAAGGACAGTTGCAACAGTCGTTGCTATAGCTGCCATATTTGCAGGGAATGGCAAAGCAGATGCACTCGCAATACCAGCAGACAAAGCACGGCCAGTATCTACGGTAATCTGGAACAGTGTAATAATCTTGCTCAACATGGCAAATTCCTCGTTGCTCTCGCCCAATACGGACGTAAGAGACACAAGGCTGTTAGTCAAGGCCCTCTCTGCCTGTAGGTATGCCTTATCGTTTGTCAGCTCTGCCTTTCTGTATGCTGCCTTTGCATCAACCTTCGCCTTTTCTGCTGCAAGGACTCGGGCATTATAGGCTTCCGTCGTCTCGCTTTCAAGCTGCCCGGCTGCAACGATGTCATTGTACTTCTGCTCTGCGGCTTGTTGTCTTACGGCAAGTATATCCATTTCCCCTTGCGTGACAACCTGCAAGTGGAGCATCTGGTTTCCGAGTTCTTGATTAAGATAGAGGTCGCTATCTTCCTGCTCCTTCAATAACCGTTCCTGGTTCTGAATATCCAGCTCCATGATTTGGTTCTGGAAAGCCTGCTGGCGGTTTGCGATGAGCTGCTGCTGATACTGTTCTTCAAGTTCAAGATTCCTCTGCCTTGCGGCCTCCTGCATGTTCATCAGACGGTCCTCGTAATCGGCTTCGATTTCAAGCAATCTCAATCTTGCATCCGACGCTGCCTGTGATTCTGCACCGTAGGCTTCAACAGCTTTATCAATACGTTGCTGTGCATCTTCCATCGCAATTTCCCGCTCTTTTTCAAGAGCCTTTTCGTCAAGCTTCAGCTTTTCAGCAATCTGTTGCTTCTTGAGGTTCATTTCATACTCGGAGCCTTTCTTTGCAATCTCCAATCTGGACGCGATGAGCTTCTGCCTGTTCTCGATGTCTCTCTTCAACTCTTCTTCATCGAGCTTCGCCAGTTCCTGTTTCTTCTTTTCCTCCTTTGCAATAATGGTCTGACGTATGGCCTCTTTAGCCTTTTCCGTCAAGTTCTTCTCTGTGGCAAGCCTTACCGTTAGCTTGCGTATCTCATCATCATATTGCTTTTCAAGCTGGGCGCGACGTTTGGCCGCTGTGTCCTTCAGCAAGTCAAGCATGGCCTGCTCCGCTTCCTCCAGTGCCTTACGCTCCAATTCTGCTTGCTTCTTAATGGTGTTGTCCTGTTTGCTGTCTGACTTACTGCCACCGCTCTTTATCTTGTTGCCAGTCAAGTCCTCATAGCTCTTCTGTGCATCTTCCATTGCCTTACGAGCTTCGAGAACGTCCTCACTGGTTGCATTCTGGTCCTTAATGATACGCTGGTATTCTTTCTTCGCATCTTCCCAATCCTGCTTTGCCTTCCTTGCGTCCTCTGCATAGGTGGTCTTGGGCTTGTCACCTTCGCTCTCGGCTTCCTCAGCGACGGCTTCATCAGGTGTCGTAGATTCAGTTTCCGGCTTCGGACTTACAGAAGATGCCGAATTGCCTCCACCACCAAATGCCTTGCTGTTGGCAGCAGACTTTACAGCATCGGTCACACCGTTGTATGCGTCTTTTGCATTTTGCACAATTTCATTCTTTGCATCCTTGAAGGTGCCGATTGTGTCCTTGCCGAAGTCAATAACCGCATTTCCTACCTGCTTGATACCACGCTTGATTTGCTCCCAGTTGAGAGAGAAGAGACCTTCAAGGGCTGTGGCCACACCACCGATAATGCTTATAAGCCCCTTAAAGGCGTTCCAAATCTGCTTGATTCCAGTCTTGAAGATAGTCCATACCGTCTTGAATGTCGCTCCGATAACTTGAAGCTGTGTCTTGAAGCCAACAAGCCAAACCTGTGCGATACGGCTGTTCTCGATAAACTCCTTGAACCACGACACAACAGCCTTGACCTGCGTAATGAGCCAGTTTATACCCTTCTTTACGAAGTCGGTTACTGCTGATGTCAACTTGGCAAACACACCGTCACCCTTCGTCGCGGAACTCATAAGGTTCATTAGGCCGTAGAGTGCTTCAAATGCCAACTGGAACAAGGCAGTAAGCACGAATGTCTTTGCCATTGTCTTGGCCGCTGTGAAGAACGTCTGTGTGGCAATCGTGGCTGCTGCCATTGCGCTCTTCCAAGCATTTCCAGAGTTGACGGCTGCTGCTTGCTCCCACAATTTTATTTCATTGATTTTGGCCTTTGCCAACGCCTTTTCCGTCTCTGCCAGCTCTCGCTTGTTTGCCAACAGCTTTGCCTCAATCATCATCCGCTCTGTTCCTGTAGAGTTCTCCAACGCTACCGTCTGTGAGGCTGTTGTCTTTCGCAAGGTAAGTTCCTGTTGCTGGAGTGTCCTTACAGTAGTAGATGCTTCCTCTGCATTTTGAACTGCGGAATTGCGGATAGTCTCAAAAGATGCCTTGGCATGATTGACAAGCTTTAGGAAACTGATAGAAGCTATCAGCGACAGGATAAAGTGACCCAGCTCACCGATATGCTGTGACAGGAACCGCACTCCTGCTGTCATTGCATCTATTGGCTCTAACAAAGCACCGTTAGAACTTTCTCCAATGGAGATTTTGAAGTCCTCCCATGCTGACTGGAGGGCAAAGACAGACTTTGATACATTGCTATAGGACTGGTCAAACATCCTTTCGGTTGTCCCTTGTGCTTCTGTAAGCGTCAAAAGCTTTTCTTCCAGCCTGTCAATGTTGCCTACCAGAGCCATAACCTGTGGCGTACACCTACGGCCAAAGACAGCGGAAAGCAATTCAGCGGAATTGGATGCTTCCATGATTCCGCTTGCCTTGAGCCTCTGTAATGTCTTGGTCAATCCTTCGGACTCTAAAGATGCCTGGTTAATCTCGATACCGTATTCCTTGAACACTTTCTGCTGCTTGGCAGTCGGAGAGGACAAGCCGAGAATAACCATACGCAGTGCCGTACCTGCGTCTGCGCCTCTGATACCGACATCTGCCAGTACACCCAAAGCGGCGTTTACCTCTTCCACTGACTGGTTAAGGGCATGACCGAATGGGGCTGCATTCTTCAACGCCTCTGCAAGTTCCACTACATTTGTGGAAGATGTTGATGCCGTCTTGGAAAGCACATCATTGGCGTGTTCCATTTCTTCCGGCTCGATAGGCAGTTCAAAGCCCCTCATCGTGCGTATCATGATGTCGCTGGCTTGGTCAAGGCTGATTGTGTTTGCCTGTGCCAACTGGAGAGTCCTCGACAGTGCCGCCGTTGCCTCTGATGCAGTAAAGCCTCCACGAGTAAGGTTCTCCATGGCCTGTGCTGCATCTGTGGCATGGTAGATTGTAGTACGGCCCATTTCCCTTGCCTCTTCTGTCATCATCTTCATTTCCTCTGCTGAAGCATTGGTAACAGCCCGTACCCTCGCCATTCCGTCCTCAAAGTTTCGGGTGACCTCCATAACCTGCTTGCTGAACTGCATCGCGCTACCGATTCCGATTAGGCTCAATAGCTGCTTGCCTACATCTGCTATCTTCACACGAACTGCCTCCAAACCTTCTGTGGCACTCTTGTAGTTGCCCACATTACGGTAGAAGCGTTGTGTCTCTTCCTCTGCGGCTTTCAGTTCAGTGGTTATGCCGTTTATCTTGTCACGCAACTCACGACCTGCTGCTGACAGACGCTCGGCACGGCTCATGGCATCATAGGCGGTTGTCGCATTTGACAACTCCGCACGAAGCTGTTTCAGAGACCCCTCTTCTTCCTGCTGGGCCTTTACCTGGTTGTTCACCTGCTTTGTCAAGGTGCGCAAGATTTCTCCCTGCTGACGTATGAGGACATCACTCGCTGCCATGCTCCTGTCATAGTCCTCACGAGCTATCTTTCCGTCCGCAAGCTCCTTCTTTAGGTCTTTCTGGTACTTCTTCACCTCGGCAATAGCGGCACGGTACTTTGCCATGCCCTCTACTGCCTGCTGATAACGCACTTGAATATCTACGATTTTTACTCTTGTATCTGCCATATCGATTATCTTATTTTTCTAAAAGCACGGATGAGACATCGCTTTTCATCACTATCTACCTTCCCGAATGAACGATATACTGTTCCACTTCTGTTTTGACAATTAAATACATCAACACGCGTAGCTCCAAAACGTCCTCCACTACCAGAAGAAGTCCAGTATGTGTAATTCGTTTCTCGTGCCAGGCTTATACCGTAAATAGCTTCAAGTAATGTTTCTATCTTGCCGTAGTAATTGTTTACTATATTCCATTCACCTGCAGAACCTAAATACCCGTGACTGCCAGAAGGGAATGTGTACTGTTTGGCAACAGCTGCTGCACTATACGGTGATTCGGTAAAATATCCGTCGGAGCCTGTTATGGTTTCTATAATCCTCTCTGTGTTTCCTTCACCATCGAAATCAGATGTTCCACTTCCAAGCCCTTCTATACGGAATGCGTCAAAGCCACCTCCCCAGTAATAAAGCGTACTTCCGTTTGCGTTTTCTGCTGCCATGATGAATTGATGCGTACCGTCTGATACTGCGATACCTTCCATGTCATTTATTCCAAGTCCAGATTCTTCCCATTCTTCCTTTGAATACAAATGATAATTCTTGCCAATGATAAGTGCATGTTCTTCATCAAGCCTGTCCATATTTAATCCTACTTCCACGCTCACTTGCTTTGTTGCAGATTCTATTAAACCATTCACTCTTGCCCTTACAGTTATATTGGCAACGTGGTCGATATTGACACCATTCACAGAAACGCGGAACCCAGCATTTGAAACATTGCTAATAGTAACGGCTAAATTGTCCGATGTTACTGTCAGCTCACTTATTGTTGCACCAACAGGCGATATATTGATTACATAATCTTCATACCCTACACCACCAGTAGCTTCAAATGAGTCTGCACCTTGTATTGCAATAGAACCTCTTGTTATTGGATTTGATATTTGTCGGACTTCTGCAAAGGCTCTTAATAAAACCCCATAACCAGCTTGTGGTTTCTTGGTTTCCATTCCCAATATATAACCGCTATATTGTGACATAATAGACCATTCTTTATACTGGTTGCCTTGTGTTGAAGTCCAGTATTGAGGGAAATATAACGTACCACCGCTCGTTCTTGTATCAAACATTGCAGATGCTCCTATTGCTTCTAATAGCCGCTTCACTTTGTCACGCTTTTGGTAAACTATCAGCCATTCTCCTACTGCTCCGAGATAGCCTTGTATTCCACTTGGGAATTGTTGTGTATGTCTTAATAATCCAACATCTGTATCTTGTACTTGTTGAATGATTGCAGTCGTATTTGCTATACCATTGAAATCAGTACTTGCATCGTCTTGATTGGTTGCCGTAACCTGACCACTTACAAGAGTTCCATGCTCTACTATTTGTCCGTTTACCATTTCATACCAATATCCACCGATTATTCCAACAAATTCATTTTTTGCTATTATGAATCGATGCGTACCGTCAGAAACAGCTACACCATCCGCATCTTCATTCAATATACCAGAAGCCTTCCACTGTGCTTCTGTATAGAAGCTCCCATTTCTGTCAATTATCAGCGCACCTTCTGTATCAAGAGTTTCTATTGACCAAATGTTTTTCAACAATGCTTTTACCTCTATAGAACGTGTGATTTCAACACCTGTAACCACAACAGTTACAGAAACTACCGTTGTTTCATCCTGGACTATATCTTGTGCTACCAAGGTAAATTCATCTTCTGTTATGTTCTGTATAGTTATTGCTCCATTTGACGATGTTATGCTATGTATTGTAAATTCTGTATTATTGAATAACACTATCTTGTAAGTTATAGAACCACTTCCATTTAGAGCATCAAAGCTTCTTACATTTTCACTTCCATTGAAGTAAAAATAAATTCCTGGTTTTTGAATACCAATTTGTTTTGTTTCTTCAAAATACGAATCATCTTCAAGTGTGACTCTTATTGTTAAATCTACAATCTCTCTTACATCTGGCAAAGACAGTGCTTGTAATGTAAACCCTGCTTTGCTTACGTTCAAGATGTCTAACAATCCAGAATCTGCGTTTGAAGAAACTTGTACGCTTGATACATCTACATCTGGGTATTCTGGAGAAAAAGCAAGTTTATAGTTGTATTCATTTAAGTCTGACAAAATATAAGGACCTGTTATATATACTCTGTTTACCTTTATCGAATTGTCACCATCATGTTCGTCACCGAAATCATCAGTCATTACGCTTTCATCAACGTCAGACCCGAACCAATATATTTTACGGCGAAATCTCTCTATTATATCTCCATTCTCGTTTTCAATATCTGCTATTATTTTGAAAATGTGATACTGGCCATAGTATTCTTCTAATGGGATTGTTAATGTGGTATCGCCATTTATTCTTATTTCATCACAGTACACCTTCAGTTTTACATTCATGGACTGTGAAAAAACTATATTGTATCCTACTTTTTTTGTGAGTTGATAAGAAAACACACGGCTGACAGAGCAACTTAATTTATATTGGCTATAGGTCTTTTTTATCCTAAACAAATACTTTGGTATATATTGGTTGATAGGGATATACATCCTACCTGATATGCTTCCTGTCCCATTTGAACCATTTTCAAATCCTATCTGGTTGTCAAGGCTATTAACATCTTGAATTAAAAATGAAAGAAGAGGATTGTCATAATTGTATTCCCATTCATATCTCGTGTCGTTTTCGCCGAAATCAATAACACTTTTCCCACTAACGAAAAATGGCGATTTCCAACGCCTTCTTTCGACTATTATTCCTAACTCATTACGGATTGGTATTTCTATCTCTACACTATGCCAAACACCGTCGCCGTCGTTTATAGCCTCAAATCCGTTTCCATTACTCCACAGATTACCGTCATAATATATGTTTGCCTCGCTTCTTAATATACTAACCCTTTCCCCAGATCCATTGTCAGTATAAGTGTACCGATACTGTCCTACAGCAGAAGCATAAATACGTAATACCGGATTTTCAGAAGATACATTGTCTGCTGTGATTGCATATATTCCTTCTGAGCCAAAAGCTATGCTCCTTTCTTCTGTAGTTTCCCATTCTCCCTTAGGTGTTCTTTGTATATATACATTTGAATTATCATTTTCTCCAGAATCAAATGTTACCATTCCTGTTGAAATGATTTCAACCTCATAAGACAAATCTAACATACTTGTCTTTTCTTCTGAAGCTCTTGGCAATTTAAGTAGTTCAACCGTACAAATACCTTCTTTGTCACGTTGTATGGAACTAACTGCGAAGAAGGAATTGTACTTTGACAAATACACAGGCATAGACTCGTCAAACTCCCTCAAATCTATTTCTTG